CAAATAGGACATGAACCGTTCAGATATTTTGAAGTCTGAACAGTTTTTCCACAATACTGCCTAAATTTAGAAATCGTATATGATGCCGGTATCTCCACGGATAAAGCTAACACAAGGGTGTTGTATTACAAGTGAAAATGACGTTTTGTATATTAAATATCAATATGCTTCCCAAATTCGATGCGCTTTATGAAATGCTAATGCGCTCAGTGTCAGACAGAACGCCTAACAACGAAGACCGTTGGTTGGGTAATGCACAAAATCATGTAAATGATCCAATAGTGGATAATTTTGATCTAAATGGTTTCCGTTTCATTATAAAATCAGAAACCAATGGGAACTATTACTTCTTTATCGCGGATGAAGCCGTCGCCTTTTATGAGGGTTTTATATTATCTGATGGTGGGATAGAAACTAAAATGATTTATACTAAAAAAGGCAGATTTAATTTCTCTCTCATGTATCGTATTCTTAAATGGATATTATCAAGATTCACATACATAAAAACAGGTATGATTGCATCTACTGATGCTATTACCTTCTTGAAAAAGAACTTTAATATTTTTATCAGTGAAGGATATACATTCTTTGTTCACAAAGAACATGGAATGGACAATGATATTCCATTAATAGACATTAACAAATTGAACAACTATGCAACACTATCTCATAGAATCAAAATCTATCCACCTAAAGCCTAATATTTCACAATTCGCGTCATATAATGCTGATCAATTATCAGATTTGCATACCCCCGATTTGTGCCTAATTATTCATAATGATGCACATTTTCTTATACTAGATAAAACCGTTATACATTGCATTACTGGAATTATTACCAAAGAAGGCTTAATCATACAAAAATTTGATACTGTTGCGCATTGGATACATGGTGGATATGATATATTAAACATATTGTTAAAATATTATTCGGTAATAGAGGTTGATCCTGAAATTATACCATTGTATATGGGCGAAATTCCGGACAACATTATTATAACGCAACTAAATAAGGATAGTGACTCCAAAGTTTGATCGTCTAATAACAGAACTATTAACTCCTTCTACCAAAAGAAAGGAACATAAATCTCGTTATTGGGAACCTGGAAAAGCAGGGTTATCTAGTGTTGTTCGTAATATGCGTAGTCATAATAATAAAACTGCATCACAACGAACTAAATTAGGTAATCAGCAATATGTGGGTAACGGTGTTTCTAAAATACGAGGTAGAAATATATCAAAAAAAGATCCAAACGAAATTGGGATTGCCAATGGTGTATCAGGTCATATTAAAATAGATGGGACGAACCCCAAAGAAATTGGGGCATCTGTCAACTCTAAACAAGGTGATATGGAAATAAAAGTTGTGCATCCAAATGGTTTATATAAAATTGGACCAAAATATCAAAAGGAATATGATTTAACTAAAAAACCTTTTGTTGATCATTTTAGGAAAAAGAACGGTTAAATAATTACCGTGACCGAAATCTTTACTAATTGTGGTATAATCAGACAACCTTTATTTTTGGATACTCCAAGAGTAAATTGTGTGCCTGATGTGACTCATTCGCAAATTCCGTTCGTTCACCAGATGATGTGTAGATGGGCATATAATCCTGCACTACAGTATATGTGGGTGTTGGTCATTGATGCACATGATAAAGATTATCTACTCAATAGATTATCAACTTCTATGCAAAAACTGGAAGATCCTAGATGGGGAACTCAAAACATAATTTATGATACCTGGAATGAACAGACACAGAACACTGTCGGCTGTATATTTGCACAGGGAGTTTCTTTACCTGGAGAAACCATAAATGTTGAACGTGCGGGTATCACCGAGGGATCAAGAAGAGGGTTCATTAATGGACCAATTATAAATGGTAGGTCAGATTTTGAGCCGCTGGAAGTCGGATTTTTAGAAACACATCAATCATTTGTGGATGGTGTGCTAAGGCCGTGGTCTATTCTGGTTGCACACGAAGGATTGTTAGCAAAACCTCTAAACCAGTCGATTAAAGCCAATATCTATGTATATCAACTAGCACGTCAAGGAGAAACCGTTCCTAATTATATACGAAAAGCATGGATATTTAAAAATGCGGCCCCTACTTTTATATCACCTGAACAACTTGTATATGATACATCAGACTATGGTAAACGGCAAGCACAATTTGTATATGAATCATATCAAATAAATCAAGATCAACAATCCGAGTGTGGAAATGAAACAGGCTTTGTAGGACAAACAGTTGAAAGAGCGGTGCCAGTTCAGAATAATCTGCGGGCGTCGTCCCAAACATTTTCTACCACTCCCAATAAAGAATTTATCAATCAAGATACCAGAAATTTAGCATAATAAGTATCCGTTATGAAAAATTCTTATCTAATATGGATTCCATCTATAAGGAATTACCTGAGATTTCAAGAACTAACCAATGACCAATACAGATGTTTATTAAAGGTCATTGATGATGAGACTGAGATTGAGTTCTTCTATCATTTAAATCAGATATTAAAAGATAATTTGGTATCGGATTATGATTACAACACGTTGACAACCATTGACAGGTTTATTATCTGCATTTATCTTAAATTATATAGTTGTTCCCCATCCATATCATTGAGTAGGGTTTGTGATAAATGTGGTATTCCATTTGACATAAATTTGGATTTAAATCAATTGATCACCAATGTGGGTCCTGATATAGATCGGTCGTTCTCAACCAGAATCTCGTTCGAAACATTTGTTTGCATCATGGATATCCCATCGGTTAACACCGAATATAAATTATTTGAACACGGATTATTGAATAATGAGAACAAAAAAGATTTTGATAACTTATATGATAATTATATTCTATCGCATATAAGAAAATTGATGATCAATGATAATCTAATTTCTTTTGATGATCTCAAGATGTCTGATCGGAAACTTATTTTTCGACAACTACCCGCAGGATTGATTAACAATATCAAAAACGATTTCCTCAATCCGATTCATCAATCATTGTCCGACCTCAGTTTCCTAAACACATGTTGTCCAGTCCATTCATGTAAACAGAAATTTGATCTAAAATTCGAAATCACAACCATATCGGATTTGATAAAAATATTGTTTAAAGATAATTCTATTAACTCGTTATTGATGAATATATTCAATCTATCATCTCAACCTGTTGCAATAAACCCAGAATTCATCATGCGTATTTCTCCTATGGAATCCAATATAATGATGGATTACCTAAAACAAGTCAATACATCTGCTGAAAAATCTGAACCTAAACAAACGGATATGTTTGAAAGTCCGTCAGAATTTAGTTGATACAAATAATATCGCATCTAAATAATTGAAAATGGCTGAAAATGAAAAACCTATGGAAGTAAAAGATATTCTTTCTCTTATTGCGGACACTAATAAGAAATTAGAGCAAGATGTTTATATTCCATCACTTGGCAAAGAAATACATATTAAGTCTCTTAATGCGACTCATACCAAAAATATTGCAAAATCTGCACTAGAAGGTGTGTTTTCCCCAAATCATTTCACACTGATGATGTATAATGTCTTGAACGAAATCAAAGACCCAAGTATATCATTAGCATATCTAAATATCTTGGATAAAGTAGTTTTACTATTAGAACTACGATCAAAAAATATTAGTTCGGAATTAGTTGTGCATGTAAGGTCTGAAAAAGGAGATACCACGACCACGGTTGAAATACCGGCATTGCTGAACAAAATTAAAAAAATGAAATTGTCATTTACTGATGTTGAGGTTGGTAACGAACAATACAAAGTGGTGCTGAACTATCCTTCGATAGAAGAAGAATATCAATTTGAAAACAATTTATATAAAACTCGTATTCAAGGACTTGATCAGAAAAACGTGGACTCTATCAAATCATTATTTGCACCAATGTTCATTAATGCGGTGGCCCAATATGTTAAGCAAGTTAAAATAGGGGATCAAATAATAGATTTAGTTGATAAAAAAATCGCTGATAGACTTGCTATAACTGAAGCACTACCGGCATCAGTATTCAACCAAATTACTACCAAAATAGATACTGTGTTCGGCAAACAACTCACAAAAATCAATCAAATTAAAGTTACGATTAATGATATAGAATACACAGGTGAAGTAGAACTATCACCCGTTTTGTTTCTAAATTAAGGTGTCTGTGTGGTTGGTATCGGTGGTGGGGTTGATTGCTGTTGTGTAGTCGATGGAGCCACTGGTTGTTGTGGCATAGCATGGGCATTTAGATTCGTAACCCATTGACCAATATCCTTCACTAATTGTTGCATTTGCACATCATTAGGGAAAACCGTTGGTAATTGATTAAACAATTTCTGTCCATTTTGCATATATTGATTAATTTGATTAATCAAATTTTTCTGGGCCTGCTGTTGTTTACCAGCCTGATAATTTTGTTTAATTCCCGAAAATGCATTTTTAAGACCACCCCAAAATTGTGGGGCCTCTTCTATAACTTCTTGCATTCTATCCAAAAATCCTTCTTCCACCAAATGTTGTTTTTCATGTTCATTTAGTGCCTTCACATAACCTTCGATCACAGAATAATTTTTATTTTTTTCAGCATTCAATATCGAATTTATTAAAGATGGACGAATAGTGGTAAATCGGGATTCATATAACAGTTCAAGATTTGTCATGAAACTTATTTAACAATTAAATATGTTTTGTGCCAAATAATACGAATACCATGAGTGAGTTACTTACTGCTATTGATGCATATATGAAAAGCAATGGTAAGGGCACAAAATATTTGGCAAAAAAGATGGGTGACTTTTTCGAAAGTGATGAATCACCATTCAATGTAAAGGATGGAGTTGTTAAAAAACTGACTCAAAATATTGATAAATTTTCATCGAAGATAGAAAAGATCTCTAAAAATATAGAGTATGCATTTTCTGGTAAAAATACATTAAATTCACTTAATGCATTCTTTACCAAATTACAGTCCAATTTTTCATCAACCTTTACACGACATAAAAAAGAGGAAGGTGGTGAATATAGAGTTCATGCAATAGATGTAAATCTGGTGCATATAAAAGACTCAGTATATGATACGTTCTTTCAACATTTTCAAAAAAGATTTTCATCCGAATCGGTTTTATCAAAACCTGACGTATCTGGTCATTCACACCGAATCCATTCTATGGATGTTAATGTCAAGACCATGGATAAAAGTTTGTTGGAAACAATTAAAAAAGGTTTGACAAATGTAGTAATAGAGAACAATGATAAAGAAAAAGGGGGTGTTCTTTCGAGTATATTAGGCTTTATTACCAGCGGATTGACTATGTTTGCGGGTCTTGCGGGTATATCATATTTGATTGAGAAAACTGAATTAGGTAAGACTATTAAACAGACGATCAGAAAAATAGGCAGTGCCATAAGTGGTTGGGCAGGTGAATTATTAGAGTCCGGTAAAATACAGAGAGTCTTTCGATTAATAGGTCACACTTTTAGCAAAATATTTGATTATCTGATTACAGGCACCACTAATTTTCTGATTACACATAAAAAATCAATCACACAATTGATGGATGATGCAATTAGCGGGACATTCAATGTTATTACCAAATTTTTCAAAACCACTTTTTCCTTTTTTGGTCTGAAAGAACGTCTGGGTGACGAAGGATCAGGTATTGCAACAATATTGACCAAAGGTATTTTCAAAAGTATAACATCTCTGATATTAGGAATTGGTAATAAACTGACTGGAAAAATATTCGGTAAGGTCATGGGCGGTCTTGATAATCTACTTGGTTATATACCAAAATTGATGGCCAATTTTTTTGAAAAATCAGGCGAATCCTTGTTAAAAGGAATGGCGGGGTCCAAAATTTTACAAAAATTTAAACCTACGAATTTCCTTAAAATTTTAACCGGATCTGGATTGAAATTTGGTGCAAAATTATTAAAGGTTATTAAATTCGTTCCTCTTATAGGAACTATAATATCCTTTTATTCTGCACATGATAGATTTAAGAAGAATGATGTATTTGGTGGGGTTCTAGATATTGCATCTGGAATAGCAACGCTATTTCCTGGTATTGGAACTGCTATATCTGTTGGTCTAGACGTATTCAATGCATTCCTAGATTACAAACAAAAAGGTGGTCAAACTAAAGGACAAATGATAAGCGATTTCTTCAGTCCACTAACAAAATGGTTGGGCACCAAATTATCGGCTGAAAATTTGAAAAAGGTGCCTGTTATTGGCGGTCTAATGAGAATGTATGATGCGGGTAAACAGTTTATGGACGGTGATATCAGTGGTGGACTAAAATCTTTGATGAATGCCATTGGATGGTTTACCCCATTACCGTATCTAGGTGGATTACTCGGATTGATTGATACTCTGGATGGTGGGAAAACATCCTCTGCCATACCAGATGCGAACAAACAGATGCTTAATCCTGATAAATTTGTAGAAAATTTAGTATCATATGCAGGCGGGTTTTTTAAATCTATACTAGACAATTTAAAAAATATTTTTGAATCCGCATCATCGAAACTAACATCACATGGAACTGAAATTGGTGATTGGTTTGCAGATAAACTAGGTATTTCTGATAAATTTCCTGCGACCAAGGATGCGGTTGTTGTCCAACCACATTCTAAAGATCAAATTCTAATGGCTAAAAATGGTGGACCATTTGATTTAGCACTAAAGAAAATGATTGAGAAAATGGATGAAGAAATTCAGATTTTAAGCCACGGATTTACGATACTTGCTGAAGCAACATTAATGGGGTCTAACAATGTGACTAATGCGGTTGTTGCGACCGCAGGTGCGGCTTCTGGTGGGACACAACAGAGCAATAGAAATCCTGGTGCAGACTTCCGTGCAAAGGCACTGGACAGGCTTAGACGCTAATTAAATAACTGTTGTGGCAATAACATATAAACAGTCTGATAAATCTAGTAGGTTTCTTGTTCCTACTGGGGATTCTGCTGTGGATGTAACTCGCATGGCCTGGACTAAAACACCGCAATCAGGTAGAGTGAATGTTCCATGTATATATCTAACCGAATATCAACAAAACGTAGGTCAGTTGATAAGTGCTGCTATATTTTATACTAAGGCTGCAGATAATATTGTTAATGGAACGGACAGTCTTATTGGAGGTGCGGCGGATGATCGTAGTATATACAAATACAAATATTTTGCAGAACCCACTGGATTTACCTATAAAATTCCATATTTCAATCCAAAAAAACATTCAAAAACAAATGACTTTGGGTATGGAGATAATGAAAACCCGTTCAACAATTTGATTGAACTGGCAAATAATTCCGCATCTCTTGCCGCAATTCGTGGTAAGACTAGCGGTATGGGTTTTCTGGGAAAAATTTTGGCCGGAACAGAAACTGCGGTTGGTATTTTAAACACTCTTTTACCAGGAAAAATAAATTTAGAAAATCCGCAAAGTTGGGTAAATTCAACTCCTCCTACTTTTTCCGTCACGTTTGATTTATTCAATACCGGAACAGTAGAGGATATTGCAAACAATAGAAATTTAGCATATATTTTGGCATATCAAAATAGTCCGGCTCGTAGGTCCGCATTTATTGTAGACCCGCCAGTAATATATGATATGCACATACCAGATATTATTTCTATGCCTGCATGTTATGTTTCTTCTTTGGAAATAACTAATTTAGGAAATACCTATCAGATGCAACTATATGGTGATGGAGTCAAACGAATAATTCCCGAAGCATATAGATTTAACATGACGTTTACTTCATTGTTGATGGATACACGAAATATTATGAATGGATTAGATACAGGTGAGAGAATACAGGCTGTTGATAGTTTAGAACAATTTATTGCAGAAAATCCTTCACTTAGAAGTGCAGGTGAATTTGTATTGAGTCAAAATAATAGACCACGAACCTAATGGCTAATACATTACATCAATTTGACCTTGCAAACATCTTCGATGTGTATACAGATGAAGACGGACTAGAGTTCTATAATCTTTTTCAATCAATTAATATTGAAGGTGATATAGATCCAACTTTATATACTGAACATCCGTGGTCTATCACCGATAATTTTTACCATCTTTCATATCAATATTATAACACCACTAGATTATGGTGGGTCATATTGATTGCAAATAATATCATCAATCCGTTTGATGATATACAACCTGGGACAAAATTGAAAATACTAAAACAACCAGTTATTTCACAAATATTAGCTAGTTTATAACATAAATATCAAAAGTGGCAGATACTTCAATTTATTCATTCAACCAGCACGATTACTATTTTAAAATAGTGTTAAAAAATGGTATAAATGAGGTGGAACTAAGACCTGAAGGATGGGACAACCTGTATATTGAGGAGGATATATTTGAATGGTGGATGCGCGGTTCTATTGAAATAAGTTCGCCGTTCGATTCATTAGAAAGAAGTTCTGCTGAAGTGGCACTCATTGCGGCAGATAATACAAAAGTCATTTATAAATTCCGTAATGATGGTCGTGACACCCTTTTCATCTCGGTCTTGCCAAAAAAAGAAGACTTGGAAATTGATTTTGGAGAATTTGAAGAAAAAAGATGGAGAATTGAATTGGAAGCTGTTATTTACGATGTAAAGGATAATCAACATACTGACATGTCCAAAAAATCTAAGGTTTTATATTTTCATGAAAAACTTTATCAGTTAATGCAGGAAAAAAACGTGGAATTTACGACTGCCAACACAGGTGAAAACAAGGGTAAGTCTAATATACATAAATTAAACAACGAAGATCGGTCACTGAAGACTGGAGAAGCACTTGCAGAATTATTAAAATCGGATACAGATTTTTCAAAACATGCGGAACTAGTAGACGATGAAGAATTTTGGGATAAAGGTGATCCACAAAATAAAATATTTTATACATCAGCAACCAATACGCGCTTTATTGAAGACCTGAACTATATTCATGATCGTCATACATCGTCCGAATCAAATCAATTTCAACCATGTATTTTGAAATTAGAACGGGCAGAAACAGGACAACCTAAACAGTTTTCTTTATTACCGTTTAAAAAATATTTTGAAAAAGCAGGTAAAGAGGCGACTACTCCTGGGGAATATCAGATAGAACATATTTTCCTAGAAGAAGGATCACAAACATCAAACAGTAATGAATTTGATGTGATTATACCTAAAGCACCGTTGGGTAAAAATTCGTTTGAAGGAGAGGTCAAGGCTGATAATTATACTAAGACCTCAAATTATCAATTAATTGACATGTCAGGTTTAGATTATGCAATTAATTTGTCTAATAAAGTGATCGTATCATACAACCAAAAAAAGGGACAGTTTAATATCGAATCAAAAGAACATGTGTCTGAAAAATATAAAGAGTTTTATAAGAACAGTGTGGCACCTAATATATTGACACAAGAGTCTGATGATAGATTACCCGTAACTAGATATATTAAGGAAGGATATAATACTGATTATGTATATTCCCCGTATTATAACGATAAACAACGGTTGGTTGAAGGACGGAATAAAATACTACAACATTATTTGTTTACAAACTTGTGCATTTCTTTGCAACTTAGAGGATTAACACATCGTAACCCCGGACGTTTTTTTGGACTCAGTAAACAAACCCAAAATGATCAAGAACATGACTCGAAATTGGAAGGGCAGTATTTTCTGACATCAGTAATCCATAATTTTTCTACATCTAACCGCTCATATTCTACCGAATTAATAGGCGTAAAAGTTCATACCTATCAAGAAATTAATAGAATGCAGGATGGTGAAGATGTTCCTATAATTAGTTCTTAATTACCATCTGTTCCCATCCAGGTAAATTATTGTAAATCTCTTCGTCAGTGGTAAATGTCACCCATTCTTGATTATCTCCCCAATTCATAGTTTTATCGGATATTTTTTGGAAAGTGAATGGGAATTTTAATTTTGAATTATACTCTTCGACTAAAGGTATTATATCTTCTAATTTATAATATTTTATAAACCAAATTGCATCACCATCTCCACCAGAACGTTTGCATTCATTATACAGTAAATCAATAATTTTCAACAGATGTTGTTTAGTATGGTCTTGCATATCCAATATTACTATTCGATGATACATAAGTCAAGAGTTAAATAAACAAAATGGTGGTTAAAGAAGATTTTGTCAAAAACTTATATGCGATTCCGTCTGGAGAACGTAAAAAACTCACGGTTTTTGACGAATTCCGCCATGCAACCCAACACTCTCAAAAACCTTTAGAACAAGTATTACAATTAATATCTGAAATGCACGGTGTTTGGGTAGGAACCAACAGTGCGGTTGCCAATCTATTACTGTCCTTGTTGTCCTTATATAGTGATAAACAAAATAAAGGAATCAGCAATCAAGTAAAAACTGCCTTAAACGTCCTGAATTCTATTTCCAATAATTCTACCATAGGTAGACAAAATACGGTGACGGCAAATGATATGGATATTCCGATGTATAGAGAATTTATCTCAAGAGCACAAGCAATTCATCCATCGGTTAATGCATATATCCAAAATAATATAGGAAAATTTCCACACTTTCAACAAATTTCCGAACAAGTAGGAAGTCTGGGCCAAATCGTATTAACTTCTAAAGATATTCATCCGTTAAAAAGAATAGAAATTGATGGTAAAAATATGATGAGCACTGATTATCCACTAAGGAGAAATGTGGATACTAAAATGTTTAAAAATGTTGGGCACCAAATTGATATATCAACATCATTAGTAAATTGTTTGTTTTTGCGAGCCCAACGTCCAGAGGGAAATAATGCTATTTTATTAAATGATTCCAATACATCGGCCAGTCATGGTTATCCAGGTGCAATGGATGTTTTGAACAGCGAAAGAAATAAAAAATCTGTGGCCCCATGTTTAGTAAAATCTGCACAAAGATTTGGACCGACGCTACAATTGCTGGACGCCTACTTCCCGGTTGATTACCAGATAAAACTTGAACCTCAATACTTTGATATTCAGACTGAAAATGGAACATCTATTGTGGATAGGCTTAATCGTCCTATGACCCGACATGTTCCAACACCTGTTGCAAAAGCAGATGATGTGGTTCAAATAGCTTAAATAACTGATAATGATCAAGTATACAGGTAGATACAAGGGATTGGTGATCCAGAATGACGATCCTGAGCAATCAGGCCGAATAAAAACGTTCGTTCCAGAAGTTAATGCTGCACTATTAGAAGGATTTACTAAAAACAGAGATCAGGATAAGAAATTTACTGGATTAGGTGACAACCTTGATTCATCATTAACACCCGAATTGATTCAGAGATTGAAGGACTGTCTTCCCTGGAATATTATAAAATATCCAATCTTTGGTATGGGTTCTAGTTTGACGTATCATAATGATCGAAATTTTTCAGAATCTAAAAATGATTCGGATACGGCCAAACAACATACGGATATCAATAAAACTCTACCAGAAACGGATAATACAACCACCCTACTTGATGCACTGAAAGCTGATAGTAGTGTATCACCAGATGTTCAATCCACCTATACACCAACATTACCTGATTATGTCCGTAACAGCACGGCCACCACATCAAATCCTATATCAGCCGTTCCAGTGTCTACTGATGTTAAGTCTGATAATATTGTGGGAGTCACCATATCTTATGTCGATCCTAAATTTGTGGGCATCAATAACAGAACTCGTTTATTCAATTCCTCCTTTTCGATCACTGATTCAACAGGATCAGTCACAGGTTTTATAGATGAATCTGGAACCAAACAAGTTAATACATATTCATCAACATCAAATATACCACTGGTTATTTTACCACCGATTACATATGATCTGCCGACAAATAAAACCGTGACTTCCAAAACACCTATAGAAATAAGTTTTGTTCCGATTACAACCGGTGTGATCAAGCCTCGGAAATTTACAACCCGTGCAGAATTAGTAGTTTATAAAGATGGAAAAATTGTGTCTAAAGATATATACACCACTGATTCGACCGGTGCAACTGTTCGCAAGGATACTCATATATCTATTGATTCGTCTGATATAAAAAATATCGTTATTACTCCAGTAGATGCCAGTAGTCCTATAGATTTCAACAGCACTAGATTAGGTGGACTTTCATCATTGTTTGCAGAATATACGGCTGTGCCTACCCAAATTATGGGAAATCCTATAATTCCGCCCCAAATAATATCACAGCCAACCTATAATGCTGGTGGCAGTGGGGCAGAAATGAATACCCTGAGTTATTCCAATATATTACCTTTTAATGCGATCAAAAAAAGTATTTTTGGTGGAAGTAACCCAATGTCTATTTTTAGGCAGACCCAAAAAACTGAACCAGATTCACAAACCGATCCTAAAAAAACAAAGAACCCAAATACACAGATTCCTGATAAAAATCCCCAAGAACTTAGAAGTTCAACACAGGGGGATAAAGTTAAAGGAATGCTCAGTATTCCAGCGGTGGGTAGCCATGTGAGCGTCTATTTTGAGAACGGTGATCCACTATTCCCGGTAGTTGATGGTGTGTTCTACAACCAAGAAGACTTTATGGGAATTCATGATGTTCAGGAATCTTAGTTATACCATGCGGTTACACATAGATGTGTTTTATTCAAATTCCTATTAAAGAATTGATTCCATGATATGGCAACATCTCTAGGATTTTTAAAAAATGTTAAACACCATTGTGTTCGAATTTTATCATCAAGTTCAACAAAAGTTTTATATGGGAAAAATAATTTAAATGATGATTTATATCCCTGTATCTGTTGTGGTGTTAATCGACAGATCCATTTGACCCTCATTTTATAAATGCCTAGATAATTAAGAATTTTCATAACGTTTCACGATGTTCAGGTATAGTTACAAATTCTAGTCAATTGGTCCATGTATTTTTCATATTGTTGATTGGTTATCAACTTATTGGTTTTTAATGCTTCTACATAACCGCAATTAAAAATATAGGTATCTCGATATCCCATGGAAAATTTTTCTTCTTTCCGTTTTATCTGTTGTTTAAACTTTTTCATACTATTTTATAAACAATTCGTTTTTCTGGACCACAACCACTTGTATACTTCCATGCGGCTTCGAAATCATAAATGGTTGGCGACGGTTTTGTTCGTCTTTATATCTAGCCCAATATTCTTCTTCAGTTTCATTCATAACAATTTATCAAATTCGGAGGCCAAGTCTATGTTTTCCAATGAAAGCCATTCATAATCGTTACTCATGATCCACCATTTATTGCCCACCGCCTCTTCATTATCAGAAAACCATTTAAGCAATTCTTTTTTATTAAGTTTGTATTTTCCAAAATTGTAATATTCCCAAGTATCTGGAAATCGTTCAGCTTTAATAATCAAAATGTTTGTTTTATTTTCCGTTCTCTTCATATTTTTAATCCCATAAATGTAACATCCATTTACCCAATAAGTCAAATCCTTTTTGAACTCTTTCTGCATGTTCAGTCACAGGAGTCCAATCTAGGGGTCGTTTATCAACATTTTCAAACGAGATTCCAAAATCATTATATTTCACAACTCGTTGGTGATGGTCATAATTAGTTGGATATATAGGCATAACAGTTTCATCATGGTTTTCCATAGACCAAATAATATCGGTCAATACTTGTGACCATTCATCTGATGTTAATTCCATAGGATGGCCTTGCATATTATTCTTCAAGTGTCTGAGTCTTGGCAATGACCATTTACATAGTGCAGAATGAAAGTCCCAAGATTCTTCTAATGAGAACCCATATCTAATTTTCTGGTATTGCTTTTTCCACCAATAAATGAAGTCTTTCCAACCGAATTTAACTTTGATATAGATCTTATCATATAGTGATAATGGAGTTGGATCAAACCCAAAACCTTCGACAATATCACCTTCTTTTAATTCTTTTTTCATAAACATATTATAACACCAAAATTAATACATTCAACCTTTAAATAGAAGAAAATGCAGAAATCTAGTCCAACATATCCTGGTGATAGAAATAACGAACCTAGTGCTAATAATTTTCCAACCAGAGGGTTATCAATAATCAACAGTCCCGCAGGTTCAATCGAATTCGTGGAAACGAAGGACGATGAAATGCTTCATATTTCTTATATAGATGGGTCGTTCATTAAGTTCAATAAATTTTCAACCGATCATTTGAATATGAATGATCGTAGAGAACAAACTCAAGGTGATGCATTTAATCAAATCAATGGAAATAGTGTGGAGGTTGTTGATAAAGACAAGGACACGGTGATCTATGGAAATCAATATACCAAAATCGGAGATGTTGATAAACAACAGAAATATCATGAATTATATAAAAAATTATTAAGACCCCTTCATGCGATTAAAAGATTGTTTGAAATTCGTAGGACTAAAAACCATAATCCGATTGATCAAGCACCAGAACAAAAAAAATCTGGTGTATTTGCACCCAATCCATCAGACGAAATTATAAACAAAGTATTGGTTACAAAAACACCCGTAGAATACGAATGTGCAACTAAGGCAGGGCCTAATAGAACAATATTTAAGATAACACAACAACCAGTAGACGAATATCAGGATGTTGCGGCAAGTGCTGGATGGTCTGATTTTACATCCTATGGACTAGGTAGAAGCCCATCTACTCAAGATGGTAAATGGGATAAAGAAACCCAAAAGGATAAGATTGTTGAAGAACGGGTTAAAATACAGGAACAACTGTTTGATGTGGAATGCCAGTGCGGGCAAAACAAACATCCAGATAGCGGGACCAATATAATAAAAACTGCAAAGGATAAAATAGAAGTTGTAGGACTGGCATTCAATGATTTTGAAACTTTTAGAAAAGATCCACATGGAAAACTAGTGCCTGCAAGTGTTAAAATTGATCCGTTAGGTAAAAGCGTTTATACCCAATATGTGCCTTCAACATTGGTAGAAACTGTTTCACCCGATAGTATGTTGGGAGGCAAATATCACGTCACTGCATCTGATGAATACCGATTAATCGTCGGTGCTAATGGAATTGAGATAAAAACTGTTGGTCCATTGGAGCAATATGCAAGTCAGATGACAGTAACGACCGAGAATTATGAACTCAATTCTAGTGCAGATATTGGTCTAAAAGCCGAACGAATAGATTTATCCGCAGATATCATCTCAATAAGACCTAATAAAATATCTAGAATTATTGAGGATGAACAAGGTGAACCCGCATTATTACCATTAAATTCTAAAGAGGAAACCGAAATTGATGGACAACTTCTGATTGATGGTAATCTAGGCATCACAGGCAACACTATTATTAAAGGCGGACTCCATGCGGAAGGAAATATGTCATTTCATAGTCAGACTTGTCCATCAGAATTTCATATAACAGAATCAGATTTTGAATATGGTAAAGATATACAACCACTAGTAAGTGGTCCATGTATTGGATCAAATGTAACGGCTGATCCAACGGTTGACAAAGATTTTCCTTGTCAAACATCTGAACCGCCTAAGATCCCAACTCATGCAGATATATTGGCTGGGCATTTAATAGGCTATTGTTTAGTTGAGTGCGGTGATTGTGCAGGTTGTTTCCCTGTATATTCAGTTTTGGCCGAAAATTCGGTGATGGTTCATGCACATCATCATGTATATAAATTACCCCCAACTAAATTTGTGGAAACCACCACACCATTTGATATTACGGTTGGACAAACTGTGGGTGGTGAACCTCTTACACCACATGATGCAGTAAGGGCAATAGGGTCAAGGAATAACTATGTTACACCAGTATTACCTAATCCCGTTCATAATGATCTAACTAATTTCACATCGGTCGAAAAATTTGGTGGTGCAACGGCCATTAATGGACAATGTGAACCCATTGTTTTGACCAATGGTGATTGGACCGAACCTAATAAAGATGAAGAATTACCGTCTGGTATGGGTATTAGAACAAAAGAAAATCAATTAGATGCACTGATTGAAAAAGCAATTGAATGGAATACTAAACTAGAAGCTCAATATATAGAACTACAGAAGAAATTAGACAACATTGCATCCGTTTAGAGTTTCAATCGGACCTTTCAAATCCCAGTTATTGGCTTCTATCAATTTGATGTATGTTCGTGTTCTATATGCAGAATTTCTAACTGCCTTGTTTGAATGATTTGACAACCAATTATTGCGCACATTCACATAGGATGTAATCCATTTTTTTTCATCACCGCCATGTGTAGGCGTTCTTTCTGAAAATTTATTACGGAGAAATGTGAATATCTGTCCCGAGTGGAGCAGCGAATCATAAACCACTAATATACCCAAAGGAGTTTTAATACCTTCTTTTTCACACCACTTTAGTGCCGGACCAAAATACACTTGATCAAATATTTCGTCCTGTGCATCACGCATTAGCTGATCATTTTTTGATGATGTGACTAGTGCATCAATAAAATTTTTATCATTAACCAAACTAAAATCAGTGGAAATACGTTTTAAATATGGGGCAAATCTATTAGAATACTTGCCTTTCTTATCAAGATATAATCTTATTACTTTTTCTAAATTAGTAGACGACTGCGTAAAGCCCACACTGAGGGTCAATTGTCGGATTTTATTTGGCCCATCAGGTAAAATAGTTATCTGTGAATAATCAAAAAATGATGTTCCAGTCTCAATGCAGTTGACGATGCTCCAGATTTTTTTACAAGTTTCTAATGGTAGGACCATCAAAACTATTTAGTCGAATCCGCTACCATTTATCATACTAGGACCATCACCAAGAATATCATCTGCCACATCAGCCATTAAACCCAATACGGCTTTTTGTTGATAAACAGTTTCAGCATTGAGCATAACCACAGGGTCTTCTTCCAAATCATAACCAATCAGAATAAAGGCACCAATATATTCGGATAGTATTTGTTTTGCGGCCAAAAGCCTTTTATTCTTATCCTCTTGTTTAAGAGCCTTTCCCTTTTGACGAGGAACAGTGATGCTACCAACTTTTTCTAATTCAGCATCAATATGATTCATCTCTTTTTTGGAGATCGCATCTTTCCGTTTTGTTCCCATGATCATTTATTTATCGAATTGAATGTAAGTTCCGTCAGTATTATAAATTGGTTTTCTAGCATTATATTCCCAATGTTTATTGGTGGAACCTGCATAGTGCATGGTTTCCCAAATGACCTCCATTGAGTCGGTTCTAAGCGGCAGATGTGAATTATAATTATGACCACCATCGTAGAATTGAATTTTACCATTACGTCTATTACCATTTACAATCTCATCTTTATAAACTGTGATCAAAATTGCCATTCCACCTTTATCCACCATAATAGAAAATGATCGTTTATCTTCTTTCGAATATTTCACATTCTCCAGTTTATCCACATTATACCCCGCATCCTTCATGCGATGAATGAAATATGACTTTGTAGTAATTTTATTAGTTTTTTCCATAATTAGTCTTCTTGTGTGTCAGTATTTGTAATAATCTCGTCAATAATGTCATAAACATATTCAGGTTCAATCCCGATCATTGTTTTTTCAGATGATAGAATATCTACTGATTGATCTCCCAGATATTCTTTATTCACATGATACGTGACCCAAATATTGTCGGTGTCAGGATTCAACCTGAGTGTCCAGCATCGGCTGTCGGCTCGGTTATAGTAGAACCCTGATTCTACTACTTTTACATCCACATTAGAAAGATTTTTCTTAAAATCTTCAATTGATAAGGTATTATTATATATTCTCATTAGTCTTTTAGTTTTGCTGTTCGGTAAATTACCTTATTAGGGCCGTCTACGGATGATGCTTGTAATACACCTGATTCTTCTAATTTTAGAGACATCAGATTTTTCTGTGATAAAATCAATCGCATGAACGCCACATTATAGATTCGTTCTTCCACATCTTTGTCCAAATTATCTTTAATAAGGATGTCCACATTATTCAAATGTTTTTGTTTTTTATCGCCAAAGTGGATAAACAATTTTTTATCATCCGAATAAAGATAGAACTTTAAACTGGTTGATGCAAAGTCCATTGCTTTTTTAATGTCAATCGTTATTTTTGGGGGCAAATCAAAAACTAAAAACCCTGGAATATCCGCATGTTTTTTATGATCAAACTTGAACAACGGAACCATCACATCTTCTATAGTTCTGATCTTGAACTTAATCTTTTCATCTGCATATGAAATAGATTGTTTAGTTATTTCTAATTCAACTAGTTCTTTATCTGCCACACATTTAAGAGCCGCTTCTAATTGAGTTAGGTCAATATTAAATCTTGGTAACGGCTCAAGAAACTTTGTTTGATACCGAACATGAATACCAGTCTGGCCATCTTCTGTCCGTTGATTAGAAAAGACATAATCATCTTCGGTTTGAATAGCACACCTTCCGTTTTTATTAACCTCCAGAAAAGGTTTAATAAAGTCTGTTTGGAATGTTTTAGGATTGATCTGTAGTCTCAAGAGAGTCTGATGTTGATGGTTTGTCCTTTAATTTAACAGGTGATAACTGCCGTGTCAACTTATTTATCGAAGATCTAAGTGATTTGATCTCTTTTACCAGCCAGTCAAATTTTTCTTCAATATCCATAGTAGGTTTAGTTTCCACTTGTTTTGGTGTTCCAAATTGTGGAAGTTGAAAACCCGTAGATTGAAAATTTGGTGGTTGTTGATAAACCGGTTGTTGATTAGGAATACCTAAAATTTGGGTCGGGCTAACTTCTTCGTAAATAGTATTCCCATGTTCGTCCATTCCCTTGGGAATCCGTTGAATCAACGGTTTTGATCCAATTTGATTAGGATCTGGTATGTTCATTCCGTATGGAATGACCTGTTGGGGTGCTTGTGGTTGAAACTGAGGTAGTTGTTGAACTTGTTCAACCGACTGCCTCCAATCTCGTGCAATGATTTTTCTAGGGTCCACCTGTATTTTAGGATCAGGTAAAATATTGGCAAGATATCTAGGGTCATTTCCAGCAAATCTTTCACGGAAATAACCCTTGGCATTGTTGGCCATGTTAGCCGCTAATTTCAAATCTTCAAATTCATCAGGATTCATTGTTTTTTATTTAGCGGCTAACACAGGAGTTTCAATTTTTATTGATTTAACAATGCATCTAGGTCTGCATCATCGTCACCCATTGGAATCTCATCGTCATCATCTTTCAAATCAGACTTAACATTCTGTGGCTCAATTTCATCTTCTGGACTTGCAACCAGACCAAACCAATGTTCGTCAAGTAGTTTCTTAACTTCATCCGTTGGTTTGACTTCTGGAATGTATTTGGACAAATCATATGATTGTTTTTGAATCGCATCAATCTGTTTCTTATTCAATCCAATATCTTCAGCATCTTCAAATGCAGAACCCTTAAAATTAGGGATTTCTGTCCCATTAGGGAGCTTTGCAACCGACACCTTGAGTGCAAATGAACGACCGTTTTCAGACAAGTCAAATGCCTTAGAACCAATGTTCTTTTGTTTACTACCGGTCAGGGCCTCGACAATGATAGGATAAATATCGCCCTTGGGTTCACCCTCTTTTCCAAGAGTCGCATTATACTTCCAAACCAATACCTTTCCAACAACTTCTTGGTCTGGACCATCAACCTTGTGAACATAGATATTCATAAGTTCTTTACGACGAGGAAACAGGTTTTTTGCCACATCGTGCAATTCCTGATCCTTTTCCTTCTTAGCTTTTGTATACGTCTCAATCTGAGCAATTTTAACTGGGTCATTTTTAACCGTCTGATCAGACAGTGAATCTGTCAATGACCGACCAAGAAAAATGAATTGCCCGGTAGTTCTTGAATTGAAACTGTGTTCTGCATAAGAACGACGTGCTCGCCAATCCTTCACGGTTTCTGGATGTTCTGGTAGAAATCGGAAATAATATGTATTTCCTGCTTTTGGTTTAAACAATTCTTCGGGTGCTTTATAATTCGATGAGGTTGCCATTACCACATCTTTTTCTCTATCTTCTTTTACTTTATTCAGGATATCATCTAGGTTTAACATATATTTTTTATTTTTGTTTGTTTGTTTGTTTTTAAATGATATCAAACTACTCATTTGATATCAAAATTCTATTTATCTGAGGAATTCTCAAATTCTTCTATTGATTCAATCAATTTTTCAACTCTACATTGACACATATGACCATCATTATGATTACAAATATGATTATAAGTCATAATACTGTCCGAATGATTTGGACGTGCATAATTACCGCTACAGTGCAACCAACGTCTAATCTGTTCTTTAAGTTTGTGCGTCATTTAATTAGTAGTTCAGGATTTTCATGGACATTTCCAATCACTTCAAACGTAGAATCTGTATAATTCCCTAATACATATGATTGATTGATACAATATCGTCCGTCAATATAGACGGTTTCTCCAATTACTTTTCCAGAGTTTGAAGTCATTATAGGACATGACCATGAATATTCAAGAATGTCACCTTCATAGATTTCTTTCCCATTTCTATCCCATTTCTATCCTTCAGACCCGTATATTGCTCAATAATACATTCGTCATATAATCCAGGTCCATATGAATTAATAGGAGCATCACCGATTTCATGGTCCCAATTACACAGATCACAATCTTCCATTACATACCTATTCAATTTTTTAGACCAAACTCTAAATTTTAATTCTCTATGCATATGTTCATATTCGTCTATTCAGATTTTGATTTCAACTTATTTGTGATGTATTTGCGAATTTTCTGCACATTCTCTTCCAACCACTTTTTAGCTTCTCTACTAGAATGATAACGATTGTGCATATCATCCAGATTGACATCAGTGCCAAAATACAACTGAAACTCATCAATAGGTAAATTAAGCAAACAATAATATGTATTAGGAAGTGCAAATATGGCATAGAAAGATACTTTATGTTGTTTCAAATGTATAATAAAATCATATTGTGCTATGGATCGGTAAGAAGGATATGCATCCAGTTCAATCTGTTTCTCAACACAAAAATTGGTTATAAATTTAAGTGATTCTTTGAGATAGTCCAGTTGCTCATCTGGTGCGGATTCTTTTAATGATTTGAAGTATGCAATACACGTTGACATACCTTTATAACTAGAATAAAATTTTAGAGAATAAAATTTCTTGTCATCAGTGTATAACTTGTAGGGCGCAACAAAAAATTCGTATCGTAATAAATGTGGGTATTTGTTGAAAAATGTTTCTAATTTTTCTAATTCTACCACATATTCGGGTTTGATATTATCGAAATTTTTTCGAACTTTATAAGGTCGAGCCGATCCTTCTGCTAGAGAACGAAGATAAAAATTATATATCTGTTGTTGTGTTTCGGTTATCACTTTATTCTATCACTTGCATACCACAATAGATATGCACAAATTGCATGTGTTGTTGCCTGGGTTAGATTTGATGCGTGGTGCATTAGATCAGGATATTGATCCATTTTTGCTATATGGTTCCCACATCTAATTAATATTGTTCCAGTAGTGAACCACTCTAGTCCTGATATCCATTTGTATATAAATTTCATTGTTTTACTCCCAATTCTGTTAAAAACTTTTCAATATTTTTCACCATATACTTTTGAAATTCGAACTCGTTTCCGTTTTCATCAACTGAAATATAAGATTTGATACCTTTTGTAAGTGCATGTGCAATGCTTTTACTTCTTTTATGTGAAGGATATCGTTTTTTCAAAAAATGGGCAACCACATCCTCTGTCTTCCATTCTTTTTGGGATATGACAGCACATAGTTCATTAAACCCTGTCAAAATATTTAGATATTGACAACACCCACACCATATATCATCATTTTCATTGTGATGTTGTGCATAGAACAGTTCTCTCATCTCCTCTAAATTAGAAAACTCGGATTCCATCAGATCAACATCAGGTTCTTTATGTGAAAAGAACAAATATGTTAGGTAGTATTCAGCCAACCACTGGTCAAAGTTAAAATTCTGATAAATCATGCTCGTATTTGATTTTTTTGGATTTATTTAAAACTGGATAGCGTTTTGCCAGATAATTAACCAGTTCATACCATGATACATCAGCAATGCGTTCTATGCAAGATCTAATTTCAGGATTTTGGTTCAGTAGAAGAAAAAAAGTCACACATGAAATTGGTTTGTTAGTTACCATAGTAAAAAAACTTCCAAATGTATTGACCGTCTTTTCAAGTTCTTCTTGGTTTATGATTTCTGCTGCGGATGGATGAGTATATGAATCATTGATGACTATCATTCGAAATATTTACGATGTGATGTTCTCAATTCAATTAGAATTTTATAGTGGAATGTGATTGTATGTTTTACGCAAAATTATATTTCGTATTATCCCACCAGGAATTCCCATTTTTCTTGATATATGTTCATAACATAGCCCTTCTGCATATAATCGACGCATTTCGTATACATGTTCTTCTTTATATTTGCATAATTTTTCTCTAACAGCTTTTCTATAATTTTCTTCTTCTTGTGGAGAACGTTTACGATTTCGCATTTTCATCGAAAGTTCCATTCTTTTTTCTCTTGGAATATCTAATTGATTCTGTTTATTCGTCCCAAGTTCAATATTTGAATCTAAATTGTTCAGTCCGTGTAATCCAGTAAATCAATTTCGGAAATTGTATCACTGTCTATTTCATTTATAGTGTGTATGGATTCAACAATCATATTGTCTGGATCAGTCAATCTTAAAGTATTATAATCAACATTGAATATTCCAGTATTTCCTTTCATTCCGTCGCGACATTTGTCACCATAGAATCGTAAAATATTTGCTTCTCTATCTTCGTCTGTTTGGGCTAACGTAACCCATGCATCAAAATCCGAAATCTGGTTCCATGAACCGGCAGCATTGTCTAATCCAGGTTTTTGCTGTTTATGTGATCCTCTATTAAGCTGAGCAACTGTTATACCCGGACATTCAAGGGTATATGTGAGACCCCGACATTCTTGTGTAATAAATTGTAATTCGTCGTGTTTGCTAGGTTGTTTAAGGCTTGGTTTAAGCAATGTATGATAATCAAATAGCATTACATCAAATCTACATTTTTTGTGCCTCATCAACTTCATTGTATAAGCATAAATGTTTTTTGCGGTTATGCTTTTGGTCGGAAACTCTTTAATTATTAACTTCGATCTATATTTTTCTACAAAATCACGTATATATTCTTTGTAGGAATTGATATTATCTTTTAGTGATGCTATGGCAATACCAGTCAATATGCCAGAAATACGCTTAGCATACCTTTTCTCACTCATTTCAAGCGTATACAGCACTACATTTTTATTTTGTAGTAATAGGTTTACCGCAATATTAGCTAACACGACACTTTTACCGGCATTTGTTTCACCTGAAATACAATATAGTGCCCTGCCTTCAGCCATCAATCCACCACCAATTGCATTGTCTAATCCCTTAAAACCTGTAGAAATCAAAGTGTCAACTTCTTCCAGATATGAAACCACACGATGATTGTCTCCGAAGTAGTCCAACCCCAGGTTGTCTATCAGACAGATATTACTAATTTTCTCATTTTCTTTCTGATATTCATCTAGATCAACCGCTTTGTTTGCAACCTTTTCTTCAACTGCCTTGGTTAAAACTAATTCGGTTTTACGTTGTTTTAGAAAGTATTCGGTATTAGCAATCAATTCATCTTCATCATATTCCTTATCAAGGTCTCGTATTTCTTTAACCGCTTTTTCTAAGTGGTCTCTCACCTTGGACTCATTGATCCGAACTTTTAATTCCGTATGCGTAGGAATCGCATCGCGTTCCAAATAAAAATCTTTGATGATACCGACTATTACACCAATATCTTTATTTTTAAACAACTCTTTATCCAGATGATCAACACATGCAGCAAGGAACGTATTATCCTTCTTTAAGATTTGTTGAAATAGAATTTTTTCGAAAAAATCTAGGTCTATTTTACTCATTATTTTTTGGGAACCAGTAATTTTCTAACATTTGTTTAGGATCATAGTAATTCCCGCTTAGTGCAAATTCTGTTGCGCTTAAATCTTTTTGACATAATCCTGATAACCTTCCTGCATCTGTTCCTACATGAGCACTGTAAAATTTATCAGTAATCTTATTATTTTCATACCTAGATTTACAATATTCGCAAACAATTATACTGGTATTCAAATCATTTAGACTTGCACCACAATTTTTGCATTGGTGTTGTATTAGCGTAGAGGGGAGCCTCGCCGATGGTATCCGATCCTTTTGTGAATGTTTAGTTTTTTCTAATACAGAATAGAACAGGTTGTCAAACATTTTGAACATAAATTATTTTACTTTTTGATATTTTACTGAGAGCATTCTTTGCATTAAACTATTAGGTGTTCATGTGAGAACCAGTGCTTACAAAATCTAGGTCTATTTTAGACATTAAAATTTAGTTCCAGTTGAATTCCAATACTTTTTAACTTAGGTGTAAGCCAAAATTCTGAAGGAGTTTCCCATGGCGTATATACACACCATATTTCATATACATTACCCGTATGTTCCACATTATATAGAATATCACCAGATCCATTAAAATGATGCACACCCCATCCAATGCGTATCAGTCGATCTTTTTTAGACAACCAATCCAATATTTCTTCTTGGGTCCATTCCATACTAACCGCTTAAACCTCCGAATTTAGTTGAGTAACTTAGTGATGGACCATCATATGCATCACACACGGCTTTAGCCTCGGCCAATCCCAACGAACGCCCTTCATTATAATACCTATTTCGTAGTAATTTGATTGCATCAATTTTTCGACCATTATCTATCAACGATTTTTCTTCATCATTCAATTGATGTTGATCATAGTCAGGACACTTATATACTAGCCCTGTCACACCATTATTCATAGTTGATAACTCCGCCTCTTGTTTTTCTGTCACGACAAGACATTTAGGACATAAGATAAAGAAATTATTATCTGTTTCACCAATATATCCACAATTTACACATTTGAATTTATTCATTTTATTAATTGTTTTAGTTTTTTAAAATTTCTAATTCTTTGTAAGTATTTTCTTGCACCTTTTTCGCAAAAGTCAGATATTGTGGTATTACCAAGTTTTTTATAAACTCGTCGCAACATCATTGATTCCTCAAAATCACATTTTGCATCCCATATAGCATGGTCTAAGCTCTGTTCTACAGTTTCGGTTTTCATAACTTATCAGGGTTTTCAAACACATATCTAGATGGATTACAACCTAGTGCCTGTGCAAAATAAGGGGTGCTTAGACTTTCTGTTGTGTTACTTGCTAATTCCTTCCATTGGAACCATTCAAATCGCATATCGTTGTCAATCAAATACCAATGACAATCATCATCTTGGTCAAAGAAATATTTATTTTTCATCAACTCTTTTAAATTCGCGTTTAATAATTTTATATTCTTTTTCTACCACAATATCATATGCATCTGATATATAATCAATTTCTTCAGGTGTTCCATGATTGCCGCCGCCTGACCAAAAAGTGTAACCTACCCATGATCCATCGCAACACTGAACTGCTCGTTCTTCATGGTCATAGTGTCGAGACCATTCTTTGGAATTACAATTTGAATCTTCGCCCTGATATCTAAAATCAGTTATCACATCTTGTGGGCCATAAGAATGGTGTTCTTCGATAAAATGCGTCCAAGTATTTTCAACATCTATATCAGTCGTATAATTTGATACATCTTTATATGGTAAGTAATTGGCATCTGTTGCTGCATACAACATTATTTCTCTACGTAATTTATTTTGTGCTTTCATTTTATTCGTTGATGTTCAATTTTTAAAATTCTTTGACTAAATGCTTTTCCGTTTATATGTTTGAAATAAAACCATTGTTCAAAAACATCAGGCGTTATCTGTGAATCCACTTCGCGGCCATCATTGTAATACACACTCCGTCGTTTGTAAAGGTCAAACAGTTGACCAACCGTAGTTTTTACTTTTGAACCCGTTGCTTCATCCAGATGTTCCATTGCCACATCATTATCGTTCAACAGAATTTCTATTGTTTTAGGTTTATCAACAAACATTGACGATAATGTTATTACAGATTTAATCATCCTACTTTTTCAAATTTTACGGAGATCATTCTGTCATATAATCCTTTAGGAACATATGTTTTAAAAAACCAATTTTCAAACATTTCAACGTTAAGAACAGTCTTTTCATATCCTGCATCCACTTTAGTATAAGATTTTCTATCTTTATACACATTATACAGTTCGCCAAAGGTGACGGGTGTTTTTGTTCCGTTGTTTTCTAATTTATCAAATGCTACTTTATCTTCTTCGATCAGATATTCATTTGTTTTTGGTTCGTCTGCCCGCCATCCTGTTGATTTTAATGTCGCTTTTATCATATTAATGTTCTTTTTACTTATTCTTCGCCCAATTCTTCTGCGATTTCGGTTGCGGATTTATCCTGAATCATTTCAACTTGTCCTAATGAGAAACTTTCCTTCACAAATTCCTTAAAGGTTGGATCTGCAAGAATTGGTTTCCAAAAATCTTCCGTATTGGTATTTTTCTCTCTGTATAGAGTTTCCTCTTGTTTACCGTTCAGGACTCTTGCATACCACCCCATTTTAGGTTTAACTACATGACCAGAATCCAGTGCAATATCTAGCAGACCGCTCCAACGGTTGATACCACCTTCAAAGGTTACATTGAAGGTGATTTTTGATCGTTCTTTAATTAACCTACTCTTTTCTGCCGTTACGGTGAAATTATTACCCAATAATTCATTGGTTGTTTTATCTTTTTCTTGTGATTTACTGATAAAGAAAATATTGTCTGATGACAAGATCCCACCTTTACCGCCACTCATGATTGATTTACCATACATCTTCTGTTCCTCGTATACATGATTAATTGCTGCCATTGGCACATCTTTAATCGTTAGATGCGGCGTAATCATTCTCCACAGACTCTTCAATTCTTGGGCACGAGTCATATCTTTAGCCTGATTATGTTCCTCTGCATTTTGCACTTCTTTGGTTGATGCCAAATTGCCAATCGAATCAATCATTATCGCAACTTTATCATCCCTACTGAAGTCCTTTAGTTGTTTAACTAAATCAAACTTTAAATCCTCTATACAAGTTATGGGACAGTGTATAACACGATCTGTATCAATTCCAAAGGCAGTAAAATATGGTGGAGGCGCACCAAATTCAGAATCATAAAACACAATAACCGAATCTTCGTTTGCATCTAAGTATGCTTTCACCAGTGTTAGCACAAATGCGGTCTTAAAATGTTTTGAGTCTGCTGCCCAAAATGTTAATCCTGATCCCCATCCTTTATCCAAGTCACCTGACAAAAGAATATTGAGTGCTGGTATTTTTGTATTTACAAATGTTTTTTCGTTATAAAATTTGGAATTTGAAAGTATCGTTACATCTTTGATTGATGAATTTTTCTTGATTTTTTCAATTAATGCTTTGTTGACTGCCATATATAGAGCACAATTTAACAAATCGTCAAGTCCGTTTCAAGAAAAAACGCAAAGAATTTGACTTCTTTGCGTTTTAACTTTATTATTTGTATATGCTTATTATTCTGCAACCGGTGTAGCTGCTTTTGCAGCAGCCTTTGCCGCACGTTTCTTTGCGACCGCCTCAACCTTTGCAAGTTGAAGTTCTTTACGAGCGGGTTTAACTGCTTTTCCTAGTGCTGAAAGAGCCTTTCGAGCACGAGCAGCAGCTTGTGCAGTTCCTTTATCAGTGAACTTTGCATAATCTGCGGTATATGCTGCATATAGTTCAGCTACCACTGAATTGGCGCTGACGGTATTTTCTGTATTTTCTGTTTCTTCTGCCATGAGATTTTCTATTTAGTATTGTTTTTGCGGTTTTGTGTATTAAAATAATTTAACTATATTCTTTTCAGGTGCTTTTTGAACAGGTTGACCCGCAATTTTTTGCTTATATCCATCCAATAGATCTGCTCTAAGTGGAACATTATCCATTCGTAACCCCTTTTTCTGAAAGGTCATAATACCATTATATGATTCTTCACACATTGCCCTGAGAGGCAAAGGTTGAGGTTCAACACTCACCATTTCATACGGAATAAATTCAGTTTGAAATTGTCCGGGTTGCGGTGATTTTGCCATTGCGATCACCGGATTTTTAAGTTTATAAAACTCTGGTGTTTCTTCAACCACTTCACCAACGACTAATCTTGCCACATCTTCATAAATTGCTATTATTTTGCTCATTGTCTTTTATTAAACAACGAAAAACATGATTTCAAGTGATTTTCACAAAAAAATCACAGGGTTCTAGCATGTATTTAAATTTTACACATAATCGGTATAATTCTTTTATTTCTTCTGGTAGAAGACTGAATGGTGGTTCATGGTCATTCAACACGTAACAGGTATCATCCATAATCAATTTTATATTTCTCTTTTGCATCAATATTTTCTTCCACTTTTTATCGTTTTTTCTTCTATATCAAAACTATTTCTCATGGTTGCCAGATTAAAATTCTCAAACAATATTTTACTACTATCTTTTTCGGCAATTAACAAATTTGTAAGTTGTTCAATCTCATATTTCATCAGTCTTCGTAATTCTTCTTTAGAAATCCACTTTGCTGCATAATAATCTGCACGAATTTCTTCCAAATCACGGGTCTCAAAGATGATATTATATATCCTTTTTATTTTAGATATATAATTTTCCCATTTTTTCTTCATCACTAGGTATTTAGCCAAATACTTCATCCTCCGTATTGTCATATTGAATATGTGGGTTGGGAATCTTCCAGCCAATAGCCTCATAAATTGGTTGTAAACATTTGATTACACATATTTCAAACATTTTATCTTTATCAGGATTTAAACCGAATTCTGTAGGAAATTCATCAAGGTATGCAATTCCATCAATATTATATTTATTGGGTTCTACATATATCAATTTGATTTTCTTGCCATCTTCAATTTCAGGGTATTTATGTTCCAAACCAAGTTCTTTTCTGAGGTGGTTATGATAAACCGACCACTTGGCATGACGCGGACACCCTTTAACTGATTTTAATCCAACACACTGTGAGCCCCATTTATCTAGAACTTTCATAGATGATCTAGTAGCAATATATTTGGTATCCAAACTGTTAAAATTCTCATATTCTTTAATAAAAAGCGCATCACATTGCGATTTGGTATTATCAGCCATTATCTGTTTCACAATGCCCTTAGTCACAGCTTTGACTTGATCCGAAAATGTGGCTTTAACTACAGACAAACCAGAGTATTTGATCTTATCCATCTTCACTCCTTCCTTATTGATGATACGAAGAATATAGTGTTTTTTTCCAACCCATATGGCTTTGGGGCATACCGATTCTCGTTTGAATTCAAAACGAGGATCAGTAGAATTCAATTTAGTCTTTGCCCATTCGGTAACACCGTCATTAATGGAATCTACAATATAATTCTCAACTTCTTCAAATTCAGGTGTCAGATTGCCTTCACTGTCCGCAATTTTAATATCTAACTTCTCCAGAACTTTAACAAGTGTTAAATATAAACTATCCGTATCACCTGCGCAAACATGATCATGGTCTAGATCATATTTTTCATTTATTATTTTATTTGTTAGCCTTTCCGATTCTTTGATAAGTGCCTGTCCTGTGGTGGTGATTGATTTGGCACAATCAATATCATATAATGCAAAAAAACGGTTCGCCAACACTCCATATGTAGAATTTAAAAGAATTTTATACAAGTATTGTTCGGTATCTAATTGAGAAATCAGCTTTTTATCCTGATTTTTTTCTGCTTCAAGCCTGAGCATTTTAGCTTTGACCGCTTTTCGTTTCTGATATAATCCGTCCACGAACTTAGAGCACACACTCTGCACTTTTTGGTCAAATAACACTCCTGATGCAGACATGGACCAGCCCTTATTTTTAGCAAATACGATTAATTCATTGATTTTTAAGTTGATATATTTTTTTTCAAGGAACAAAAAAACTGTTAGGTCATCCCCCACTTTTTTGACAACTTTAGCACGCTTAGTCTCAGGGGAAATGTTAAGTGTAATGATTACATTTGGATACAAACTATTGAGATCTATACTTGTAACACTTTCATACATTCCAGGTTTAGGAATTTTCACAAATCCACCAGGAATAGTTTCATGTTCACCTTCATCTTGGGTGGTGATTATTTTACCATCTGATAATGCTTGCTTAGCCAGAACTCCAGTAATGATTGCGACTTTTCCTAATGCTTTATCCACATTACAGAACCCTGAAAAAGCAGAAAACTTGGCAATTTCTAAATATTTTCTTTTATCATCCAACAAAATCATTAGTTTTACATCCCAAATATTGTAATTAATGAACTTGTTCCAATCCCGGTGCATTAATGATGATAGTGATTCACCTGTATAGTCTAGTTTACCAATTCCTAATTCCTCATTACACACATAATCTAGTGCATCACTTTCCCGTTCGCCTGGAGTAAAGGTTTTGTATAGAACCATATAGTCTATGTGAGAAATACCCCCAATAGAAAATTCTTGATATGACTGGCCAAATTTATTCGTCTGTTCCTTGCCATATATGCTATCCACAGGAGACAGTTTGGCACTCTTTCCTTCACCCAAAACCTTTTCAATACGTCCTACTATATATGGCACATCAAAACTTGAGGAGTTATATCCAACTATCAAATCTGGAAAATTACGTCTCCAAAATTTTAGAAATTTAACCAACAGATATTTCTCATCCGCACAATATTCGTATACAATTTCATCAGGTTCAATGCCTTCTAAATGATCTTTACAAGAATATTCATCATAGCGTTTGATTCCCCACACATAATATTTTTTTGCCTGTGAATCATATACTGTAACAGAAGTCAATGGAAATTTAGATTCGCTTGCAGTCGGAAATTCGTCGGCAATAACTTCGATATCAAAAAAGAAGGTTCTTAGCGGAAACTGTGTAAGTTCACTAATATCCTTGTGGTGATAATTTTCCAACAAATATTGTTGTGTTGGGGGTAAATTAAAATATACAGTTCCTTTATATCCTTCAACAAATTTACGTCTCTCCCATTCATAGTTAAATTCTTTTTTTACCAATGGAACACCATCAATACCCCACATTTGTGCCTCATCAGGTTTACCAGCAGGTAAATAGATATACGGCTTAAAGAAATACTCGTTTTTTACAGGCGTTCCATCGGATTGGTAATTCCAAAGATGGATGGTCGAATGTTTTCTACAAAAATAGCAATTGCGGTAACTCATTTGATCAATCTACCACATCTGATCACCCTTGTCTAGTTCTTCTTCTAATTTCCTTTTTGATCTTCAACAAAAGCGCTGGATTATCTTTAAATTTAATTTTACCACTCAATAAATCTCGGGTCTTCCAGGATTTAATATCATTCAAATCAGTCTTTTTTATGATCATTTATAAAGGTTTTATCAAATTCTCAAACACACTATAAGGTTTTCTTATCCAATACATTTTTGTATCGGTTATCAAAAATTCGGGCGGACTATCTGATTTATCAAAGGAGATGATTTCTTGATACAAGACATCCCTATACACTTGGGTTTTAGTTGATAACATACCAACTTCATGTATGTGACGATAGCAGTTTATAACAAGAGGCTCAAAATCTCTTCGGAGTTGTATCATTATGCATATTTTCGGTGTTGCAATCACAAAGGTTGCATCACCTATCAATTCAGACATGTAATCGGCGTCTACATTATCAAAATCACGTTTCCATGTCAATGGTGATGCTATTTCTTCTGCTGTGTCAGCCAATTTATGTAGAATACTTGGAAGGTATTGTTCTTGGTGAAATTTTATATTGAATTCATCGACCACCATGTCATCAACTTTAGGAAACTGCAAATCCTCATATTGAAATGATGTTAGAATAGGAATTGCACTATTATCTGCGGCTGAAACCTCTACTTTACCATCAACATTGGCGAAAGTTAGTTCTTCTTTTTTATATATTCTAGGTGCTTTTATCATAAATTTATCAGTCAAATTGTTTTTTGGTCAGATTCTGAATATATTCTGGCACCATGTGTCCCAGGTTTCAATTGCATTAACGAGCCCAACACCAGATTTTTACGTGCTTCTACAGCTTTGGTATCACAGTGATTCATTGCATCGCTCCATTCTTTAGTCGCCAAAATAGATTCAGGGGTTTCAGTCATACCATTCAACCAATGATTTTGGAATACTCTATTCGGAGGAAATATAGGTGGTTTTGCTTTCATATCATTCAAATTGTTTTTTGTTTCGTTCATAAAAATCAGTAAGTTCTTTTCTTGAACTGTCTCCATACGGTGTGGTGTAGAGCTTAGTCCATTCATCTAGGTGATCTCCTAACCAATATCTATCGACATATTGTTTAGCATTAGTAACCGCACTTCTATAACTGTCTTCTGATGCTAATATAGCCGTAATTTGTTCCATCATTTGCTCACCAGTAGTAAACAAATATTTCCACCCATCTGAATTATAACACTCAAGATTCTGAGCAACCGTAGGAATCCCTAGTGCAGCACCTTCAGTTAGTTTAATATTCGCCTTTGCTTTATTGAACGAATTATTCATCAGCGGTGCTAGCATAATCTGTGCATCAGTGCTGTTCAATAATGATGGGTATTCGGTCATGGAGGTCCAATTATGATATTTAATAGTTTTATCATCCACATATTTTTTGAGTCTATATGGATATCCACCGACAAAAATCCATTGATATTTTTTATCTATTTCAATATCCCGAAGGATTACGTCGTTCACATGATAAAAATCATCAACCATACCATTAAGGTTTGCAACATCAAAATGCGTCGAACTACCTGCATATAGAATACGAGGTTTTTCTTTATTTTTAATATATCGGTTTACCGAATGTTCGACAGTCACACCTTTATCAAACCAATATTTTGGAACATAATTTGGTATGACCGAAATTTTATCGTAATTAAGTAGTTTACGATAATAATCCGCCATATATTGTGAAGGGACTACCATTTCGTGACAATACTGAATAACGTTTTTAACATTTTCTACAATCTTAGGATCAGTGAATCCTGCTTTGCACAGATTGAAGTCGGTTATTTCAGAATTGGAAATCAGGTCATCAACTTCATATATAATTTTGAATCCTTCTTTACCCTGTTGTTTAAACGAGTCTGAGATATTCCTTAGATGTTTAATGAAGTCTAATTGAATATCACTACATTGCCGTTGTAAACGGATTGCAGACAGCCCATTATATACGCTAGGATCAGCCAGCATTTGATACATTGTCTGAACCACGGCTTTATTATTTGCCAGCAATTCATTACCTGGAAAAATAAGCCTCCAAAATGCACATCCACCTTGGTCTGCACAATAGTGTAAAACTCGTGGAAGATTTTCACCAGGAGGTGGTAGTTTAATAGACTTTAATTTAGCATTATGAATTATCCTGGAAAGGTTTGTTCTTTTAAAAACATTGTCCTTCCACGGATTATAAAAGGGGTCGATTAAAAACTTGGGCGGTTCAAATTTAGGGACAAACTTTTTTTCAATCTCAGGTTTTACAAATTTAGGCATTATCTAATATTGATAACACCAAATATAGGATTTCAAGTGTTATTCACCTATAACCATAGAATACCGCTCTTCTCTAACTGGTCCAACCCAATGAATCAATGAATTATCAAAATCTATATACTGTCCTGCAACATCTGGTGCAAATTTAATGCCACCAAATCCATCTTCGATATATAAACCGTCATAATCACTTGATGTCAATGTTATCAAATGTAATTTACGAATGGAATACTGGTCATAGTGGGGACATATGAATTGTCCAGGTAGGTATCGTTGAATTTGAATAAAATTATAAAAATCTTTCAAATCAGGATCAAAATCATTATCTGAAAAAATGAGATCTATCAACTGTTTATCCATATCCACATCCTTTAAAGTGCAGAAATCTGAATATACTTTTGGTATAATACCTGTATGTCGGTCGTCTCCAATCCGAGGTTTGAACTTCGTATCAAAATGTTTTTTTACATACGAAACAATTTGATCGGTATTGCGAACGAAATGTGGATGAATTTTAATTTTGTCATTCATTAATAATAAAGATCTAAAAACCACTGACGTTTGAACGATGGAAATGTGATATCTGCGGCTCTAAATTTGGAACAATATCCAATCATGAACTCAGCTTCATATATTCTTTTCTGGATGTCTGATTTTCTGTCAAAATGATACCACTTAACACTGTTCCGTTCATTGTGAGCAATTTCTAATTTCTGTCGTGCCTTCAAAATATAGTTGATATAATGACTTATAGGTAGATCAATAGCGTCCTCACCATTTGTTGATCTAAACTTTGTTTCAGTCTGTTCACCAATAGTGTCTATCCATCGACAATTATGTGTAGCAAACTCTATACCTTGTGAATTAGATAATTCTAAAACCTTATCCAAAATCACATGTGTTGATGGTTTGCATAAGTGATGTGCATATAATTTTTGAAATCCAGTTCGATCACATGGATTCACTCCGTTTTTTACTATGGTTTTCAACGGAATCTCCACGGTTTTAAGTAAAATTGTAAATTTATTTTTCATTAGAAAACGAATTCCTGTCCTTTTTTGACAAATCCTGCAAATCCATCTTCCACCCATGTAGGTGCCTCATTATTATAATGATATAACCACATTTTTTTCTTATATTCGGGCACAAGTGTTTTTAGATCATCATAATTGGGATGCACATGTGATCTAAATGGTGACACCTCACAATCACTAAAAATTATTTTAGATTTTTTATAAAATTCAGCTAATTGTGGATCAAACATAGTGTCGGATGTCACATAACAATCATATGTCGATTCATCCACAAGTCTGGTTGTTCCGCCCGTAATTTTTTCCGGCAGTTTCCTAATACCCAATCCATATGAATGTTTGATTATATAACCAGATCTAACATGAACTGTTTGAATCGGTGTAAATGAATACCCTTCCCATATAAACGACTTATTATCTGACACTGGACAACACTCAAAATAATCTGTCAGATTCATAATCTTGCCTTGTAAAGATTCGAGTCCTCCTTTCCATGTGGTCTCCCATGCCTCTTTCATTAGAGACTTGACCATAAACAATTTAGGTTTGATGATTGTCCCATTATTATCCTTTTTAGGCATAAAAAATCGGGAGAATGCAAATTGTTCAATCGCCGCATGATCTGAGTGCAAATGCGAAATATAAAGTGCATCTATATCTTTAAAATCTGCTTTCCATTCATCGCGATAGATATATGGCCATGTGGTCCCCATATCAAATGCCAACATTTTTCCACTATCAGAAATGAATAGCATATTACTATTACCTTTTTCTATCGGTGCAAAAGCACCACTATGTCCTACGAATTTTATTTTCACTTCACGTAATAATTTAGAATTTCTTTTATACCATCATCATTGATTACCAATGCATTAAACCTCGGTCTATTTTTAAGACCTAATTGATCTGAATAGCTTTCACCTTTTACTGGTGTGCTAAACCGCACGAATTCAAAGTTTGCATATTCACCATACTGAATATTATGTTTGTCCCCACAGATATACACCCGATGATCAATCGTATCATACTTAGATGTGTTGACGTTCATAAAAATATTTTGAATAAATGCTTCACGTTGTTTACTGCCTTCGGGAAGAACTGATTTAATGGTTGCACTACTACCATGATCTACCACAAATAGCGTGTTTTTAATCACAAAATCCATCCATCGAGCGGTTGATATATCAAACAGTATTTTGTTGTTCTTGTCAAAGTATTTCTCTAGTGAATAAAAGAGAATGTAATCTTCTATAAATGCATGGTTCCCCCCGACCGATTTAACTTCTACTGTTCCAAATATATTGTTCAGACTTTGGATTAAAAATGTAAGCGTTTCGAATGCAAGCACAAACTGTTTATGTCCCCATACTCCATCCTGTAATTTAGTCCCTTTTGAAGTAAATCCTGAAAGTGAATGTAGGGTATCACCTGCATTGACTAACACACATTTTTCAAACCCTGTTTTACGATTATTCACATCTCGAATAATATCATGAATATAGTTTTCAATTATTTCCTTAATATCTTCAAATTCATATGGTTTGCCGTTAAATGCATTCTCGGCATAATGCTGAATACCAAAATGGATATCTGATACTGATGCAAGGTATACATCACCTGATTTTACTGGTGTGAAAATCGGTTTGTATATAACGGGAGAACTGATTTTCAAATTTTTCAGATAGTCCTTAACCAGCGAAAGTTTGCCCGATTTTAATTCCAACCAATTTGCTGCATCTTCTTTTGTTTTTTGTAAGCATACTTTTTCAAATTTTGCTTTTACCACATGTTCTTTAGATTCAACTAAATCATCTACAATTTGTTCAACCGGATGAACATCAAGTTCTTCTGGAATCACAGGTAAACAACTGTGAGTTTTTCCTAATGCTTTAACAACAAACAACACCCTATCTTTTGGAACCCCTGTTTTTTGACTTATTTCGGTTACGGTGTGCGGAACACCATCAAAATCAGAATACAATTCTAGTATTTTTTTAACTGTGCTTCGATCATAAACCAAATTTTTTCCAAACTTTTCTTCAGATAGAAATGTTATTTTTCCAGATGAAGCATTATATGTATACTTTTTACCCATTTCAAATGAATTGTTGGACATGTAGGTTATTTACAATCAGCGCAAAATAGAATCGCCAGCCTTTTCTTCAATAGTGAATGTAATTGGTTTAACCTTTTTGCCCGCATCAAATTTGTTAATCAGGTCTATTGCTTTTTCTGGAAGCCAGAAACTTCGGGTGTATCCAGCCGATGTTTGGTAATATACATCTCTAAAATATGCGGATGAATTGGCACTTCTATGAATTTTTCTTTTAATCGCTCTAGTGATCGGATTATTCTCGAAAGAGTCTTTTGTTGCACCATCAATATCCGCTTGTATCATTGTATACGTTTGTTTCTTCATATCAAGATTAGTTTAAATGTGATTGACGTGTATGTCAAGAACTTTTTTTAATTGTTGATTGGGTGAACTGGTTTATTGGCGAATAATCCGGTTGAACTGTGCATAAAATTCTGTTTAAGTTGATTGAATATATCAGGTAAACTCTTTTCATCAATATCCGAACCAATAATGTTCATAGAAGAATCTGAATTAATGAGTGCATTCAAAATAATACGAGTCCAAACCAGCCGTTTAGAATTATCCAACTGTAGTTCAGGATTTGCCTTATTCTTTCGATTAATAATACTTATTTTTTGTAAAATATTCTTCCCTTTTAATTCCTGTTCTTCTGCCCATTGAGAATTAACACCTTCAAATTTATTGATCAACCATTCAATAAACTTTAATACACGTCTCCAGTCTTTGGTTTCTTCGAAATATGAAGGAATCTGTTCAAATGATATTCTATTGCCCGTATTATCCTGAAATCCATATTGATGAACATCTTTAGATTTAATGTCAAAATTTACTGCCCTGATTGCCAAATGTGCCAATTCTAGTTCTTCGGGTGGAACTGGTTTGGATTCGTCCATACCTAATTCATCAGGCGAAAGATCGGCCAATCCTTGATCCATTTGGGTATCACCACCTTGATCTTGTTGCTGACCAAAATCCGGTAATTCAGAATCATCTGCTGCTTCTGCAATTATTCTATTATATAATACGTCAAAATTCTTGGTCATTCACATTATTTAACAAAATGATAGTGGATTATGTATGATATTATTGTGTTGCAAATGCTTGTTTAGTTGCATCTGATGCACCGGCAATCAATCGCTGTTGTGCCTGATCTAGTGCATCTGCAAATTTAGGATTTTTTTGAATTCTTTGTCCTATTGCCTGTCCTTCAGGTGTTTCTGCAAATTTAGGATCGTTAAAATCAATATTATTAGTAGTCAAATGATTCAATACCGCATCTGCTGCTGTATTATCGTTCGGATCTTGTAACAATACCCCAAAATCTTGCTGTGTGCTGTTTAAAGGCTTTTGACCTGATAGATTGGTTGCAGGCTTGACTGCTGGTGCGGAACTAGTAGAAGGCGCTGTAATAGGCTTTGACGAATTATTGGCTGGTGATCCTCCACCTCCCTGATTGGCCAACAATCCTTTTCCTTGTTGTGAAAGGTCTTCCATTAATTGGGTATATAATTCGTCAAATTTTGGTGTCATCGAAATTTATTTATACAGAGAAAAAAAGTTTACAATGGATGAAGAAAAAACTTGCAATCGTATTTCGAATCTGTTTAAATAGAACTTAACTAATACTTCGTCCAATAAAATGGATCACCATTAGTTTACATATAAATTTAGTGTTGATACGGAAGGGGATCAACCGCTCGACTGGTCAAGGGGATTTCCAAATTTACCCATCAAAACTTAGACTGGATTCCGATGGGGCCATACTGATTTATCAGGTTACATTTGGAAGAGAGTAGGATAACTTCTTGTCTATAAAAACTCAAAGAGTTTCGCCAGGAAGGGAATTCCTATTCTCTCTTCCTCATAACCACCTGATAACAATTATATATTTACAATCTTTTACTAAATATTAAGCTGAAAAAGCGTGTTTTTGATGCTGAATTTGAAGATTTTGCTTGATTTGTTGTTTAGATTGGGTTAAATTTAGATAATGAAGAAAGTAAAAATTTATACAGATGGTGCATGTGATTTCAACACCAGAGGAGCCCATAATATAGGTGGGTATGCATATGCTATTGTTGATGATAATGATCAACTGATAGTTGATGGATATGGTAGGATGAAGAATACGACTAACAATCGAATGGAGATCAAGGCAGTTATGGAGGCAATCAAAAAGATTGAACATGATTGGGATACAACAATTTACAGTGATTCAAAATATGTGGTGAATACTATTATGGAAGGCTGGAAGAAAAGAGCGAACATAGATATGTGGGATGAATTATGTCCGATGATTAATGAAAATATTAGACTGTGCTGGTTGAAGGGTCATGATCCACTCAACCATTGGAATAATTATTGTGATAAATTAGCATCAAAATCAACTAAAACCGGTGAAATACCCATTGATTTATGTTAAATATATGAATTCCAGAAAAAGATTTAACTAAAAGAATAAAATTGGAGGAATTCCAACATAATTATATGAACGAAATAAAAAACAAAGTGATTAAAGCTAACCATGAGGCCGAAAAATCTGGTTGTTTGGACCAGTATCATGTTGCTAAATTAGACGATAACGGCAATGTAATTGCCGTTTATAAAAATAGAAATCAAGCAGTGCGAGATTTTTTTATCAAAAAAGGGTTTTCTAATAAAAAAACCATTATACAAAAATATGTGAGTTATAACGGAGCACTATATAATAGTATGCACGATGGTAGACGATGGTATAAACATTATTATCAATATGTTTCATCCGAAACATTGCTAACTGTGCAATATAATTCTATATCTTCTGATAAAGAATTTGTTGTTGTTTCAGAGAAAGGGGAAGAGAAATTTTATAGGAAGAGACAGCACTTATTGGTTGATTTAAGTGTTCCGTCCCATGTCGTCAGACACTATCTAGATAGTGGCAAACTTCTACCATCTAGCACATATTCGATTTATACCAAAGGAATTTGTAAGGAATTCAATTCTAAAAAAGAAGCAATGAAATTTTATCGAATCGGAAAAGATAAGTTTAAGAAACTATATGAGGAAAACCAACCCATTCGTGGTCAAAAAATCATGATCAAATCATAATTATATGAGTATAAAACAAAAATTGAAACTAGTATGGGATTCGATAATTGGAAATCCACAATGTTGTTCACAAACTGAATCTGATTATTCTAACGATATACCAGAAGTAAAAATTAATATACCCGAATTATCAGAGAAAGATAAATTATCTAAACAAATAGTTGATACTGTTATCGAGGATCTAAAAAAATTTCCTCCATCTGAATGGGTTGTTAATTCATCTGTCTTTAGTTTATATGAACATAAATGTTTGTCATATTCGTTGCAGAAAATTTCTTATAACGAAGTTTATATGTTTCAATATGGGTATACCTTTTTTTCAGAAAAGGATATGGAAAGACTTTATAATGCATTTTATATTCCCTATCAAGAAGCTGCACAATTACGAGAATTAGAACGAAATAAGAAATTTTTAACCGAATTTTTGGACGATACAAAAAGAATTAAAAGTGAATAAATATGGGCACACTAGCAGAAACATATATAATTTACGGTGTCCAATTAGATTTGGATAAAATTGAAACTTGTGATGACGAGATTTATAATAATCTTATCGAGCCTCTAAAATTCCCATGGTGTGGAAAAGGTGCAAAAAATACGATGGGCATTTTATATGATGGAATGAATAATGATTATTGTATTGCCGGATATTGTATTGCAGTTGGGTCTGAATGGGGTGACGAAATGTTAGACTTTACAGAATTATCACCGCATAAAATTGATGATCAATATATGGAAAACACTTGTAAATGGTTGAACGAAAAGGGTTTGCTCAGATTCATCAAGTCAGATGAAAAAGTTTGGCACAATAAATTATTTATCCTATCACATTACCATTAAAATATGACTATACCTAAAAAAATAACAGCATTACAAGAAATTTATGGGTCTGTAGGAAATGAATGGATTATAAAGAATTCTTTGGTTTTAAAAATTGCACAACAGTCTGGTGTTGCACTTGGTGGAAGTATTGCAATGGCAATCACTAGAAAGAAAGCGATCAAAATTCCAGGTGATTTAGATTTATTCACTGATGATCAGAGTAAAGCAGAAGACTTTGTGAACAGAATAACTAGGTTTCTAAACAATAGAAAGAACACTTATTATAATATGAGGATTAATAATGAGACTGCTCATTGTTTAGAAGGTGTTAAACGTCACTATAGAATTGTCGTTCCGTTCTGGCTTCCTATTTGTGTGATGGTTTTGGATAAACCAATTCGTCAATTTTTCTGGCACAGACAACCTGTTCAATATTTTGATGATGTCGTTGAAGCAGCTAAAAAGACGACCGCCATTGATGGTCGTGAGAGGGTGGAGTATTATATACCGAAGATCAAGAATAAAATGGATTTAGATGTGGTTGATGATTTATCAGCCGAATCAGTGGCGGCAGATCTTCTTGACGAACCATCAATGACATGGTTAGCTAAACATATGAATGGGTGCATATCATAGTTAGATTACTATTAATTTCAAAATTTATATGAAACGTTTAAAGGCTGATCAAATAATAGAATTGCAAGATTATGCAAACACTATTATCCGAATGATAAAGAGAATTTCAATTAATAATGAATGCAGTATTCAACTGATTACTAATAGTATGGAATATGATGCCCTATCCGATGGTAGATGGTATCTTGAAAAGCTGAAAGCGGTCGAGTGTGATTTCTCAATAGATGAATTTAATTATATTAAAAAATATATTAAATTGAGAATAGTTTGTTATATAACAACACATACTATCAACGGATTAACTTACACCACAATTTCTTGGTGAACGACATGATAAAACTAACAGAACATCAACAACCGATATTTGATAACCTTTGGAAATTTGTCCAGGGTGATCAAGACTACCATAAGGCACTATTAAATGGACCTGCTGGTAGCGGTAAATCGTTACTAACTACTCAATTAGTTAGTAAAATTATCAATGAGGCGGCTCATAATAATATTGCAGTGATTTCCCCCACAAATAAAGCCCTGCGTGTGATTAAACAGATGTTTTCTCCAGAAGATCAGGCACGGGTCAAGTTCACAACAGTTCATTCATTACTAGGTCTAAAACATAAGATCACTAACAACGGTAAAGAAGTGTATGAAAGAGATAAAAGTAGTCCATCAAAATTTGCACTATATGATATTATCTTTGTAGACGAGTCTTCTATGTTGGCAGACGAATTGTTCCATGAGATGGAAGATCAGAATTATCGGGGTGTGAAAATTATATTCATTGGTGATAAAAATCAGATTAATCCGGTTAATCACGAACATTCGATTCCTATGTTGGAGGATCAGAGAGAAAAATATGGGATTAAACAATATGAATTGACTGAAATTGTTAGACAGGCAAAGGGTAATCCTATTATTGAGACTTCTCAACAAATTTTAAAAAATGAATTTCAGTTTAATATTGGACAAAAAAATGTGATTGATCACCAAGGTGTTGCGATTTTGAATAAAAATCAACCAGAGGTTATTAACACGTTGTTAAAACATTATTTCTGTTCAACCGAATTTGATAACAATGCAGATCATTGTAAGGTCATTAGTTGGAGAAATGTGGTGGTTGATAATTTTAACCAACTTATACGGGGTATGAAATACGGTATGAATGCACCCAAAATTGTGATCGGTGAAAAACTGGTGGTGAATCGACCGATCAAAGGAGATTCACCAGATGAAATATTATATAATACAAATGAAGACCTTGAAGTATTAGGATTAACCGTTAGCCAGAAAGAATTATACGGGCATCAGTTTCATTATTATGATGCAGCAGTTGAATCCGAAGAAGAGGCACATAATATTCATATTTTACATGAAAAGTCTCAAAAAATATACCAACAGGTATTGAAAAAACTGGCGGACGATGCAAAAAGTGAAAAAGAAGCGGTTCGTAGAGGTCAAAAATGGGGTAAATATTTCGGCTTCCAAGATAATTTCTCAGACGTGGGATTCAATTATTCAATCACTGGGCATCGAGCCCAAGGGAGCACCTACACCAATTGTTTTGTTGTCTATACAGACATCAGATTAAATCAGAATATTGATGAACAAAAACGTATTTTTTATACCTCTTGCACAAGACCACGAGAAATGCTATATATAATGTGAAATGAAGACCGAACAAAAATATCATTGGTGTGATTGCCACAGGTGTAATGCATTAAATTATCCTAATGTGGGTGAACGGGACCAGTATGTTTGGTGGATGGTTATATGTCCTTTATGCGGAAATAAAAGATGCCCAAAAGCATCGGACCACACGTTGAATTGCACCAATAGTAATGAACCAGGACAAGAAGGATCAATATTCATCTAAATTTAACTTGACACACTAAAACACATAGACTATAATCAATAACTTATGAAAACAAACCAAAAACACAATCTAGTTTTCTTCGCAAAAGAAGGAATTTCATCTTCACATGCTAATCATATTAGTAATTTGTTGAAGGAACAAAACACGATCATTAGTAAACGCCTTTCTGGTGCAAGAGCATTTAACTATAATGTGGTCCTTGATGGCAAGCCCCATTGGGTTACGACCTCGACTCAAGTTGAGGTTGATGATTGGACAAAGGAAGGACGATATTTTGCACTGTCTGCATGGCTTAAAGAAGCAATTAAGGCAAAGACAACATTACTAGAGTTTTATCGAACATGCGATGCATCTGAATTTCTTACTGATGAGGAAAAGATTCCAGAATTCACAGAGACCGCACCAGTGTTTAATAAACCTCTTGGTGTCAAGGCATGGACTGAAACCGATGCGGTTGGTGAACTTTCCATTGCAGAAAGAGCCGAATATTATGCGCTAGAGGCACAGGCTTCCCATATAGGGAAGTATATCCATACGGGTGGTGTGATGTCTAACATCAAGAATGATCTTGCTGGTGGGCCAGTCGTGGGATTCCATAAGATTCTTCAAAATGGACAGCAAACAGAGATTCCGATGTTTGCAAAGTCTAATTTCGACCAAGATCGAATTAATAAGGAATATTTTGATCTTCAAGCCAAACATCGGGAATATGAATCTAAGTTGAATTCATATAAGGCACGTATTCAGAATCGGGTAACTGAAAAGAATGCAGAACTACAAAGGGAATTTACCCTAGCATCCGTTAAAGCTAGTAATGAGTTTGATACTATTTCGCGAGAATATAATATGCGATTCCAGAAATATCAGAATGAATTAGAATCCCTGAATTCAGTTCTTCAAACTCGTCGTCTGGAGAAGATTAGAGAAGTCTCGGCATATAAAATTGTGATTCCTAATGCACTGGCAGACATTTATCAGGAAATTGATAATCTAGGTAAATAATTTAAGGTGAAAAATTCGGTTGGTTAATTTGGCTAACCAGTTTTTCTTTATTCCTATTCAAAGAACATAAAAATACAAAACCTTGCTCTGGATAGAGCGCTTTCTTGGAATGAAATAAAATGGTGGTAATCCACTAACAACTATCGGCCATTTTTCGGAATTTATTGATTACCAGTCTTTGATTTTGATTAGGTCTTTGAGAAAAATGGCGTCTTTGATTTTGTTTTAGATTTTGTCTACATAACTCTTTGAATAGGAAACTTGAACCGATTTCAACTAATTAGTTGAAATCGGTTTTTTTATGGTTTAATATAGAACATGATCAAGTTTGACGAAGAAACTATTAAACAGAAATTGAAAATGGAGATCGGATTGTCTGATGTCCCAGATATGGAACTATGGAAACATACCGTAGTGTTGAACAGTCCAGTAAAAGGTGATACCGAAATGGCATTAAATGCGGCAGAATATATATCTAAAGGTCTGGAAGAATATAAGAACTCAGTATCACAGGTCAATGCTGAAATCTCAGAACCGGGGTTTGGACAAAGTTATAAAATTGCGGATCAAGAAGTTCCGCAGTTAAAAGTGCCAGATACTAAACCACAATTAAATTTTAGAACATTTGATGTTGGTCACGACGACCAACATTTTTTGGTTGTGATTAATATGGATCAAGATAATGCGGCTGAATATGTAAAAATAGTTGAATCTAATTTTACGTTTATTAAAGAGCGACCTGTTGGTGACATGACAGAATTTGATAACCGAATTAGTTATTTTCAATGGCATAATTGGCAGGCACGAATTGACCGACCTGTATCAACCGGTATTTTTGAAATGGATGATGTAATGAGTAAATTAAACTTCAGTATGGAAGGAGTTGATGAATCTGAGTTTGAGCAAGCAAAAGAATTAATGTAAAATATAATTCATCTAAATAAAAATTTATGGAAAAAACAATAGAATTAACCGATAGTAATGGTGTTACGAAATTATTAGCACATTTTGAATCATCATCAAAGACCCCGACAGTAGAATATGTTGATGTCAGAGAACGAACATATAAGGAATTTTTACATGAATTCATCAATAAACCAACAAAATTGAGTGAAGAATTAAAAACTGAATATAGTGCTTGGCTGGATACTAGAAATACAGTAGTCCAAGAAATTAACAAAGAAATCAGTGAAGTAGTTGAATCGACAAATGATTACTTTAGAACTAGACTAGGAAATCAATCTTCATTACAATTAGGTGGAATTATGCCATCAAAAAAATCAGGTTATGACAAAATTAATCCAGTAATACCAATTAATATTAAAGTTATACCACAGAGTGAATTTTTGGTTGAAAAGTTGGTTTTATCTGATTCAATCAAAGCATGTGGAAATGCATTATCTGAATATTCTCGTAGAGAACAAGAAGCATATGAGCAAGAAAAACACTTTCTTATAAAGAAGGCTGAACTTGATGCGGAAAATACTAAAAAGATTGCACAGGAAAAAGAAGAATATTTGAAGAAATATGTAGTTCCGTTTATACAATTTTACGATGTGAAACAGGGTTTTTACGTTATTCAACCAACAGATAACAAGAAAGATGTTATCGCTCTGGATTTCAAACAACTGAAGGAAATATTTAAAAATCTAACAGATCTGCGATTCAATGCAGCATATGAGATTGACTTGTTAAATCTATCAGGAACCTATCACGTAGGTTCGGACATGGAATTCACAACAGTAGATCAATTATATAGTTTTATTGGATCACGGTTCGGAAAGTTGTCACATTTGACGACCACTATTATAGCAGAAAATATCATGGACGAATCTAAAATGTTATATCTAACTTGTCCAGGATCAGATAAGATTTTGGCAATTAATAGAGATCATGCTGATTGGGAATTTGAATTGGAGTGTGCATATATCATTGATGCCAATACCAAAATATTAGACGAATGTCCGACACCTGAAGTTGATGTAGTTGATTTTAGTCGTTATTTAGACATTGGTAGACTGAGATCGACATTTAAAAGTAACTATAAAAAGTTACTTGAAGTCGATCCAACATTTGCATATAAGTTTGATATTAAACTTGAAGAAGTGAATGGTAAATGGACTATTAGTGCTAGGCTTTTTGGCAAAGCAGATACTATAATTGTAGGAACTGTAGATAATAAAGAATTAGCAGAAACGATTAAATCTCAATTCATAGCGAATCCACAAAGTCTGTTGAAACTATATAATCCTACCCCGATTAAGAACAATCGTCCAAATTTTAGTATTACCAACTTCCAATTTGACGAAAAAGAAGTAAAATTGTCCGATTTATATAAAAATGCATTCGTTGACTGGCGAAAAATTGGTAAGGATCTACCTAAAAATGATTAAACGAGCAATGATTAAATCGGGATTTATGATGAATAATCCCAACATTAAAGATCGAATATTTGAGTTCAAACCAGGATTGAATGTGATTGTTGGTGGGAATGGAACAAACAAAACATCTTTATTAAAAACACTGGCCGCATATTGTGGTATTGATAAAGGTGGATTTTCCCGAATTTCTGAACCGTCAAAAATTGGGTCCCAATATCAGTCACACTATCCGTTTTGCTATCATGTATATGCACCGGGTAAATCTCATGCGGTCATTGAATGGGACGGCACACCAACTTTTTACAACGATTCAGACCAAATGGGGAAGAATGATATGACATGGTTTATAAACCCTGATCAATCATCAGACGGTATTTCTACAGAAGCCGAACAAATGGATGTAATGGCGTCCAAACCTAGTTCAGGACAGTATAGGATAACTAAGATTAATAAGATCATGCAAATGTTACAAAACCCCCCAAGTTTGACCAACGTGCCTGAAAATATTATATCGCCCGAAGAACGAGCAATCGCCCAATTTGAAGTTAATTATATCAATAGTTTACCACGAACTGGACCTATGACTGTCCTATTGGATGAACCAGAAAAAGCACTTTCACTTGAAAAACAACTTGAATTGTTTGATACTCTGGACGAACTTGCCAAATACTTCCAGGTGATCATGGTCAGTCATAGTCCTTTCATTTTATTACATAAAAATAATAAAAAGATAAATTATGTTGATATGACACCGGATTTTACAACAAACAATAAAAAACTGATTAAAAAATATTTAGGAAAAATTTGATATGGCTTGCATGGGACCATCACAAGAATTTGCACACCACGAAGCGAAAGCTGCACTGGCAGACATCACCAAATTGTTGAAAGAAAAATATTTTATAAATACTGATGTTGCATATAAAGAAACTAGATGGCCGGTGTTTGCAAATGATCAGGTTATAAATTTCATGGTTTTAGAAGATTTGTTGAAGGATATATTTTGGACTGATGCATGTGACGGATTTTGAATAAATATAAAACGATTTAAGTTCTGGTGCAGAAATGGCCAGAACTTGATATAAACAGACACACAAAATGAGTAAACTAATAAACACAACATATTGGCCGAAGACATCCGGTTTTGGGGTTTTTGGGGAATTAGATAAAGTATTTGATAGTTTCTTTTCAGATTCCTATCTGGATAGATTCTTGAACGTAAAGGTGGATTATCCAATGGATTATTCTTTATCTGAAACAGATAAAGAATTTTATATTGATATCCCCCTTGCAGGTCATAAGAAAGAGGATATTGTAGTAACTGTTCAAGACGGTTATCTTAATGTCGAAGTCAATGGCACAACTAAACGGGACGATGTGAAGTATTTCAAGCAAAGTATTTCACATAAATCCCGTAAATGGAAATGGGATATTATTGATAAAGGTGAAGAAAATGGTCTGAGTTCTAAATTTGAGGATGGGATGTTGAAAATTACGATTCCCAAGACACAAAAGGTTGAACCAGTGATCAAAAAGATTGAAGTTCAATAGCCTTTATACATAAGGTAGTGCCGGTGGATTAATCCACCGGCATTTTTATTTGATAAATATGTGTCGTGACGGAAGAACACTTCATAGGACAGGCGATCAAAGATATGGTCCAGCACGAAGTCACTATTTTATTCAATAAACGAAAAAATAATAGCAAACATTCTGCAAATTATTTTTCAGTAGAAAAACCTACTAAACCTACATTCATGATTAATTATTTTGATACTGAATTGGATTTTGAGATATTTTTACACGAATATTGTCATTTTTTACAATGGAAAACCAACACTAAACTGTGGCAAAAAGGTATACAATCATTGAATTATTTCTATGATTGGTTAGCTAAAAAATATAAAACTTGTCCAAAATATCATCTGATTAATATTCAGGCACTAGAATTAGATGCTGATCGTAGAGTTGTTAAATTGGTCAAAAAACATAAGCTGAACATAGATATTGAAAAATATGTTAAAGCTAGCAATGCATATGTCATGACTTTTCTACAAGTATGGAAAAAACGAGACTATAAAGATTTTCCCGTAAATTATACCCATCCAGATATATTAAACATTTTACCAGCCAATCATTTAACAAAGAAAAGTCTGACCAAGGATTATAGTAAATTACTAGAATTATTTGATATTCATAAATGAATCTAATGAATTGAAGTGAACATTTCACCTAATTTATGTTTGGACAAAAATGTTTTAAGTTGTTTTAAATCTGGTTGTTCATTGTTTAACAACACGATCTCATCAATTATAGAACCATCCAATAGATGAATCTCACCTTTTACTGGTAATTTAGTGTCTTTTGATATAAAAAACAATCTTTTAGTGATTTTCTTGATTTTCAAACAGAGTTTATTGAAAAATTTATCCAATTCTTCTTTTGGATAAATTTCTAATAATTCATGATCACCAGAAATAGTATGTGTATGATAAATTAGTAATTTTCTATCATGTAATTTCTCATTAAATTCTTTTATCAGAAAATATAAAAGAACTTTTTTCACATCTGGAGAATATTTTTCTAATAATTGGTAATCGTATAAGAAATTAATGATCTTTGTCTCACATGATTTTAGAAGATCATCGAATGATATAAATGTGTAGTTCACACAAAACTATACTACATGTCTAGTCGTATTGCAATTCCATTTCTACTTAGATTTTTTCTTTCTAATTTTCAAACGTCGGCGCATTCCCATTACCTTTGGCGTTCTAACATCAGATATATCATATGGTTCTGAACTCGCTTGCCCAAGAACATTAACCGCCATCATGTTTTCTTTCATTAGGTCGGCAATCAATTTATCGAATTTTTCAGTCACTTACATTATTTACTTGCAATAGACGATCATAAAGTTTAAAATAATCTGATGGAAACCGCAGACGAACTTTTTGAGAAATATTCTAAAGAATTAGATGTTGATACACATGTAGATATAACTAATTTGACGGATAAAATGTATTCGTTACCAAACATTAGAAATAAATGGTTGATGAGGTTACGACAGTGTGAGAAAAATTATCATGCACTGGAAAAAGCAAAGAATGAGATTGTTGAACAACACATAGGTAGTTCACCAGTCGAATTATCAAAGGTTAAGATCACTAAGAAAGTTGAGAACGATCCAAATTATAAGAAATTGGAGAAAGAACTACATGATTATACTACTTTGATCTCATATTTAGAATCAAATAATAAGAATCTAATAGACATGGGATATATTATGAAAAATTTGGTTGAGATGATAAAATTAGAAACACTATGAATAGAGAATTAAAATTTAGAGTATGGGATAAACTTGAAAAACGTTATCTCAAAATTACACCGTTGTCAAAACATCATTATGTTTTAGACTTAGATGGTAAATTTCATAATCTACAGAATGGAAGTGGTGGGAATGAATATGTGGTCGAACAATTTACTGGATTAAAAGACGTAAATGGGCAAGAAATTTATGAGGGTGATATTGTAGAATATTGTGATGGTCAAAAACTACCAGTTTGTATGGGTCAATACTTCACGGGATTTGAGCGCCGGGATTCTCATTATGGTTGGTATTTATCGTCAAATGAAGCTATATCAGACTTGGCATTAGACGAAAGATATGCAGTTGATGAATATGGTGTGGAAATTATAGGAAATATCAATGAAAATCCTGAGTTATTGAATATGAAAAATTAGTGGTCCGAGAAAAAATAGAAATAGATTATTTGAATAAAAGTGGGATTCTCAAATGTAGTAATCCACAGACTTTTCGGTTGATTCGCGAACATTTTTCGGTTCCAACACCAAATTATAAAACACGTAATTTCAATATCAGAAAATATGTGATTACACCAGCAGGTGCATTTGAAGTTGGGTTATGGCACGAAATAAATTCGTTTATACTGACACTAAACAAACAATTTGATATCACATTTTCTGACCAGTTTAAAAAAGTATATAGACCGTCGCTAAAAAATGTTCCAATTCTATCCATTAACGGATATAACTATTATGATTATCAGATAGAAGCAATACAACATTTTTTTAAAAATGGTCGTGGTATATGCCTAATCTTTACCGGTGGTGGTAAGTCCCTTTGTGTTGCGGGTATGACCAGATCTTTATTAGCGGTCAAACCAGATGCTAAGATAGTGGTAATGGTCCCAACCACAGGGTTGCTAAACCAATTATATAATGATTTTAATCAGAAGTTTGATTTACCAATAATTGAACGGTGGGGAGACGGTCATATACCAGAATTCACAAAACCAGTATTAGTAGTTGGTCATAATATAATGTGGCAGGATATAAATTATACGGTTTCTGTATTAAAAGAATACGACTATGTGATAATTGATGAATGTCATTTGGTTGGAGAAAAGGAAAAGAAGAGAAGAGTGTTGGTTGAAGATTCTGATGGTAAAAAAAGATTTGTAACAAAGGACCAGCACCAGATCAGTAAAATATTACATAATATTCCTACACCACATAAATTTGGCTTGACCGCAACTTTACCTGTAAAAAATAAAGAAGCCTGTTGGAATATTCTGGGTAAGATAGGACCCGTTTTGTATATGAAGTCATCATATGAAGGGCGGCAGCAAGGAACGGTGACAGAGGTGGCGATTAAAGTTATCTACTGTCAACATACAGATGAGGTTCCAGAGCCCTTTATAGAGGTTCAGAATGAGGATGGGACGATCTCACAAGTTTTAGATAAAAGGCCAAGTGCAAAGTATAATGAAGAACGAAAATTCTTGTATCGGTGTGAAAAAAGAAACGGGTTGATAAGAAAAATTTGCACTAAAATGACCGGTAATGGTATGATTCTGATAGATAATATAGAACAAGGAGAGATTTTAAAAAAAATTCTTGAAACGACAGATCGTATAGTTTATTTTATTTGGAGTGATGTTAAGAGCGAAGAACGTGCAAAGATTATTGACCAGATGGAAAACCAGACTGGAATTATTTGTATTGCAATGTCAAAATGTTTTTCAACCGGTATTTCAATCAATAATCTTCATTGGTTGGTCCTCCCAGGGGTTGGAAAGAGTGGGATTAAAATTATGCAATCTATTGGGCGTTCTATGCGATTACACGAGTCTAAGAATTTGGCAACCGTATTTGATATTGCGGACGATACTACCTATGCAAAAGCACATTTGAAAGAACGTCTCGAACTATATGTTAAGGAAAAGATTGAATATAAAAGTATAAAACAAAAATTATGACGAACGATATTGATAAATTAATTGCAAGCGAAGCACTATACGGATTTGCTGGATGGTTATCATCACAATCAAACGGTGTAGATACTACTGATTGCGCACGGATGGCTGATTTAGTGAACCGATTTGTAAAAGAAAATAAACTTGGTGATCCAAGAGAAGGATGGCACCATAATTTAATACATCCAAGTGGAGAATGTTCTCATGGGATTGATTGCACCGTATTACACGATCCAGTAAAAATGACAGACATAGATATATTGATAGCAGATGATGCAGAAATGGTGTGTGCAGGTAAAACTGTAGATGCTGTTAAATGGGTTATAGAACAAAAAAATATGTGGAAAGATATATCATATGGACTGTATAAAATTTTGGATGATATTGACACTGTATCTGATCATTATAAACCAGAAAAATCGAAATATTCTCATTATGTGATGAAAAAAGTGAGAGAGAAAAACAATTACATGTGGTCTGATGGATATGCGGTCTTTCCTAGAGATCTTTTTCCTGAAGAGACCGAAGAAAAGTCTGACCCAATGATTGAATATTTCAAAGATTGTGCTAAGATAGAAAAATCTTATGATGAATCAAATATTTGGATAGATGATTTACGTGCAGTTCCATGTAAGAAAGTAGAAATTGATCTACACCAGACAACAGATGCATCTATATGGGCATCAGAATTTTGTAAAACATTCGAACATCTGTATAAGACTGATATTGACCATGAATGGGTTCATAGCTGGATGGCCAATGCTATCATGTGTGGTTGGGATCATCAAAGTTGGAAACGGGATAAAGAATACATCTATATTTTAAAAACTCGTGGTGGTGATATATTGAAGGTTTTTCATTGGGAACCTTCAGAGAAAGATGTGAGAGAAGTATATACCGACTATTATCCAGAAGATCTGACAGGAAACAAATATAATATTTGGGATTATGTAAGGTTATATAGGTGGTCTCGTTCTTATGGACTGACTGAAATGAACGGACCTAAATCTGAGACGCAATATGAATGGAAGGCCACAAATCAATAGTATGAAGATTATTAAAACAGAAGACGGGCAAATCATACGACGTATAGAGGCAAACGTGGTTCGATGTAAATCAACTGGATTATTAGGTCATGTCATTTATGATCAAAATGATGGTGAAAAAAATATAAAATGGGAAGGCGAGAATGAACATGAAATTTATACGGTTCTAAATTTAGACCAGCATGATTATGTCCAGATTCCTAAACCACTGGGTTATGATAATCCATATGAAGAATTTTACGGAGAGGCTGGTATTTTTTGGCCACTCCCAGGAACTATAATTAGATATAAAGGAACACATACTTTTTGGTTCACTAATATCATTAAAAATGCGGAAGAAAATTTAGAAGTAGGAAAAGAATATACCATCAAAACAATATCACCTGCTGGTAGTTGGTGTGCAGTAACAGTAGAGGAATTTCCTGAAATGAGTTTAGCGCTCAGCTTTTTTGAATATGAATGGAAGCAGTGAATCAATAGTATGGAAAACCTAAGAGTATTGTTAGACGATGTGACTGACGATATTGAATTTAGCAAAAAAACAACAAAATGATAAACCTTGAAGAAGATGAATTGGATGAAATAATTAATGTTGAGGAAGAAATTCCTGATTTTTCTGAATTGGAATTAGATGCAAAAGAACGTAGGAGACTAAAGAAGCTGGAAAAGAAAGAACGTATTTTAGAAGAATACGTCAATAAAGAAAAAATGTGGGTTGCACTGAAGGATTACTATGAAAAATCTGATGCGAACCCACAGATGGGTATTCCACTAGAACTTGCACGAATGATAGATGATATTGTGACTAATATGTCGCATCGACCTAATTTTAGTAACTATGTTCAACATTCAAATTGGATGGTAGACATGATTGGTGATGCAAAGGTTAAAGTATTCAAGGCAGTTGCAGATAGGGCATTCAAACATTATAAATGTAATGAAGTGTATGATGATATTGATGAATTGTCAAAGATAATTATTGATAAAGATGATATTATTAGAAACGTAGGAAAGTCTATATTTTTCTGGACGACTAAAAAGAAAAAACCCGACATTTCATCTAGGCACATGGAAGACTCTGATGAAGTAGAAATCATATCACCGGTTCGGGCTATAATTGTGGACACTAAAAAGAAAAATCTGATAACATTGAATGTTAATGGTGTAGATTCGGTTTATGTCGTAAATTCAGATACTCGTATAATGCACGATGATAATAATCTGAAATTGAAGGAATTACATGAAGGAACGGTGGTTCATTTATATCAAAAAGTGTTGAATAATGCACATGTTGCACTTGCACTGATTCTGTCTGGTAATACAAATCCTAGAAAATACATAACATATAAATCAAATCCGTTCGGGTTTTATTCTCAGATTGTATGGCACTGTTTTATTAATCGAATCAAAAAAGAAAAACAAGATCATGCGACTTTACAAGCCTATCAAGAGGATGTTTACGAAAATATGCACTCGTCTGAAGCATGGAGAAACGTTCGTAGACAACGAATTGTATATGACGATGATGGTGAAAACACTGTGGAGGAAGTGGCTGAATAATGACCGAAAAATTTGATAAACTGATTAAAAAGATATTAATGGAGATGTCAACAAGGGCGCGACCAATCAAAGTTAATGCATCTGACTTCCAGAATAAATGGCATAAACATCACGACAATTTGCAGCCAGTAGAGGATTTGCACATTAATGGTAACACCATTAATGTGCAAATGTTTCAGTTTGATTCTTATATAGAATTTTACCTAGTTCAGGATAATTCCTTGGTCATTGGATATATTGAATTAGAGGTCCAAGATGATGGTGGTGTTACTATAATGTATATTTGGAATTCGGGACAAATAGGTTCTATAATGTATAAGATATATACTGAATTCTTGTTGGATAATTTTGAATACGTCAAATCTGATAGTATTCACACCCCAAAAGGGTTTTTGTTATGGAAATCGTTTGCAGATGATTCTAAACTACAAGTATATGTATTAGACGAAACTGATCCAAGTAATACACAAATTTTGGTCAAAAATGGTGAAGAATTGGAACAATATTTTGGTGACGAAACTAAAATGAAATACATTTACAAATTAGCTAGCAAATGAGTATGATAACAGATCAATACATCGAAGAAAAATCAAAAGATCAAATATTACGTGATCAGATTGACGGTAAAAAAATGCGATTCCGTATATACAAAGAAGAAAAATATGGATGGCGAAGTTGGTTTGAGCCCTTTGGTTATAACGGAAGAATTACTATACGAAACGAATTTTATTTGTTTAAAAAATATTTTGATATAGCACTGTCGTTTAGGCATGACTCGGAAGGTTGTGTAGCCTTTCATATGGCAATTCCCTTTTTGTTTTCTTGGTATTTTAGTCTGGATGCATCATTTGGATATACTGATTGGTGGAAAAATTTGTGCAGAATAAGAAGTAAATTTGGAAGTCGCAAATTTGAATTTGGTTGGCTACCTGCATATGGTTCAGTGGATGGCGGAAGTTTTAAGTGTAGTTTTGGTGGAAAATTACATGATTGGTCGTCTAGAGATCCGTGGTGGTATTCCTTTAGCTTCACACCCAAAACATTTTTATGTGGAAAAACAAAATATGAAGAGACTGATAAAGCGACCGTTAATCGACGGGTCTCAGTTAAAGGGGACCATAAGTATCCAGATCAAGAATATGATTTAATATGTAAAGTTTTTGAATCTAAATGGTCTTGGAAAAGATTTTTAAAACCATTAATAATAACCAGAACTAATGTTGAGGTTGCCAATGGTGGTCAAGTCCCACATCCAGGTAAAGGAACGACAGATTATAATTGTGGAGAAGACGGTTTACGCAGTCAAACATCTGCTGAATCTGATCCTGACAAAGCGATTGAAAAGTTTGTTGACCAAGTGTATTGGTATAGGAAGAATTACCCATTATGAAATATATAATTGTAGGGGATCTCCATATCGGACAGACTAGCAGCAGTTTAGGTATTGAAAAACATATGGTAAATCAAATTTTCCATAAGACCTTGTTGGATTATGGAAAATGGTTAAAAAATATTTGTGACGAACATATGATCAAGGATTTAATTTTCCTTGGAGATATATTTGATTCACGAACTGCCATCACATTAGAATCATTACATTATGCTACTGAATTTTTTAATTTATTTGAAACCTTTAATGTTGATACCATATTGGGCAACCACGACGTATTTTTCAACGATTCGACTGAAATTCATTCTCTTGCATCTTTCAAAAATCATCCAAATATTACGATCCATGAAAAAGTTTGTAAAAGAGGGAACCTAACCTTTTGTCCGTGGGCAACAAAATTAGAAGATATTCCTCCAAGTGAATTTGTATTTGGACACTTTGATATAGTTGGTTATGAATTGACAAAAGGTAAGATCTCTAATCATGGTTTCAAGGGTGTGGACTTGATGAAGAGAGTTTACCAGGGTAGTTTTTCCGGGCACTACCATATTTGGCAAAAAAGATTATATGATGGCAAGCCTCTCATTTACACAGGGTCTGCATATCCATTATCTTTTAATGATGTGGATTCCCCTAAGTATTTACATATATTGGACACCAATACTGGAGAAATTGAACGTATCGAAAACACGATTTCTCCTAAATTTAAATATGTTCAAACTGAAAAAGATTTGTTAGATATTCAGGGTAATTTCATATCTGTCATATCTACTGATAAAGAATTGATTGATAAGGTGAATATATGTCAACCGCTCAGCGTAAGGATTGAGATAGTTGATGAATTTAAAGTTCTGAATGTTCATCAAGAAGAAATAAAAGAATTCAAAGTCGTGGACATACCAGATGCAATATCATCTTTTTGCCTAAACTTACCTGATTTAGATATGGCTGAACAAAAAGAAGTTGCAAAATCAGTCACAAATTTATTCAATTCCTATTGATTTTTGGTCTGATTCACATTAAATTAAACTCTAATAATGAACAAATATAAAGATAATACGGTGTTAGGCATCGTAACATGTAACCGAGAAGATATGTTGAAGGTGTTGGTGAACAGCATTGAGCCCCAGTGTTTTACCAGAAGATATATTATCAATAACGGTGCTCCGTTATCAGATGTATATGATGGGTATGAGGTTTTACAATCAAACAGAAATCCGACTCCTGTGGGATTAGGAAAGAATAAATTTTTCAGAGAGGTTCGTAAAAATAATCCAGAAGGATATTATTTCTTGTTAGAGGACGATGTGGAGATCATAGATAATACTGTTTGGGAGAAATACATTGATACTATGAATGATTCAGGTATTGTATGGCAATTAAGTTATGGTTGCCACGGTGGTGAAGCTGGCGGAAATGTAGATGCATACGGTGATCCAAAAGTGAAGGAGTCGGTTGAATATTCAACGACAAAGGTAGATTTTTACCAAGAAAGTTTTGCGGCCTTCACACTGTATAGTGGTAAACATTTTTCAACCGTAGGATATATGGATGAAACATATGTAAATGCAGCAGAACATCTAGACCACTATTATCGTGCATTTTTACAAGGTGGTGTTCCGTGGAGATATTTCCCTGACGCTAGCCAGTCGTATTTATACATCAAGGATCAAGATAAAGATCATCAGCGAAGTGTTATTCGTAATGATACGAACTTTAGACAGAATTTTATAGCTGGTTGGCAAACATTTAAGTCAAAGTATGGGATGTTTCCACATGAACTACCTGTCCCAACAAGAGAATATTTGATGACTCGGTTGGAAGAAATTGAACAGAAATATTCGATTAAATGATATACAATGATGAAAAAATAGGTTTAGGAATTATCACATTCAATTCCGAGAACTATTTCAAAAAACTATTTGAATCATTACCAGATCATAGATATGATGAACTGGTGGTTGTCAATGGTGGAAACCCATACGAAACGACGTATAAACGAATGTATGGCAATATGCACTGGATACAACATGAGACTAATTTAGGGTCTGCTCGGTCGCGTAATGATGCACTAAATTACCTTTATAGTAAAGGATGTGACCACATCTTTATTTTTGAAGATGATTTGATTGTAAAAAACGATGATATATTTGATGAATATATAAGGGTCAGTAAAATTACGGGCTTACAATATCTACATTTTGTGAGTTATGCATGGAACACTGGACATCCTGGTAACAGGACACCAAAATTAGATGTTCATTATGACCCGAACACCGTCGTATCCTTTCATGGTGAGATGTGTAACGAAGCATCCTACCGGACCCGTAAACTCCATGAATTGGTAGGATTGTATGATGAAAAAATGGTCAATGGGTTTGATGTGGAATGGGTTAAAAGAGCGACTGACACCAAATTTGTGGCCCCTTTTAGATACTTTGCTGATCTATCTAATTCTGATGATCTGATCATGAATAATCCTGATGCAACGTCTAGATTGGATGCTGATGGTAAACGGTTAGAACGGCTTAAACCTGATTATCTATATTTTATGCAGAAACATGGAATACCTATTTCACATATTCCTGATATAGGAACAGAAAATACGGTTGACAAATTGAAGTCTATACGAAACGCAAAATGATTGACATTATAGTAAACACATATAAATCAAATCCACGTCAGGATGTGGCAGTCCAGTCATGGCTTCACATGCAAAAATTATTCCCCGATAAGATTCGTATTCATAATCTACAATTTGAAGATGAAAAATCAGATTTCATAAATCCATATCCGTCATTGGAACCTGTTTTTGTTTTAAGTGATTCAACTGCGGTGATTAAAGGTGCGAGTAAAAAACTACCTTTCTTTTCCGAATTATATGAATATGGTCTGCAATTAGATGGCGATCATTTTATTGTGATAAACAACGATGTGATAATTAACAAAATATGTGTCGATACTATCCTAGAAAAGAAACCACAAGCCTTTGTTTGTAGTCGATTTGATATAAGGCAACCGGTGAATGGATATCAGAGTATTGTTGACCGTCAAATAGAACCTCTAGACTTCTATTGTGCAGGATTTGATTTGTTTTGTTTCAACCGGTTATTTGCACTAGCAAACCATCAACATTTGGCCCAAAAATTTGTTTTAGGTAAAGCCGTATGGGATATTGTGATTGCGGGTTATGCAAAGGCTTTTGGTGGAAATTTTCCGATTGGTAACGATTATCCACCATCAATTTTTCATATTGAACATGAATCAAATAGTGTATTAGAAGACTGTCCAGAGCGTCAATGGAACTTAGAAATTGCTGACAGCAGACCATTGAATAAAATGATGTTTAATCTAATGGATTATAATTTCAAAACAAATTTGATTAATCGGATGCCAAAAAATACGTTTCAAAATTTAGCAGATAAGGAAAAAGAGAAAGAACGCGATTTCTTTGATTATATGCGAATGGATAGAAATTTAGTATGAAAATAGTGTTGGGATCAAATATTTTTGGTAAATATCATCGACAAGATGTGGCGGTTGATTCATGGAAACATCTGATGAAAAAATATCCAGATTTTGTTCAGATAAAGGCTGTTCAATTTGAAGATGAACCCACTATAGAATATGATGGTATAGAAGTTTTGCCAAAATTAAGTAGATCATCATTAGATATAGTTCCACATGGAACTAAAAAACTTCCAATTGTGCGGGACATTCTAGAAGAAGTTTATAAAAGTGTGGAAAACGATGAGTCAGTCACTCATATAGGATGGGTAAATTCGGATTGTATTATCACATCACTTATACATGAACTTTACAATAAAATACAACCACCTGCAATTGCAGTGTCTAGACTGGATATACAAGATGTTAATTCATTTGATGAGTTAGCTAGTGGAAATGTTGGTGTTTTACGCCTAGAAATCGCTGGATATGATTTTTTGGTTGTAACCAAAGAGTGGTGGAAGAAATATAATCATCTTTTACAAGATTATATTTTAGGGATTTCTCAATTTGATCAAATTTTTGCAGGTATAATATCGGTCACTGGTGGACAGATATTTAATGCCCCAACTTTTCCCATATTATTTCATATTAGACATGAGATTCAATGGAAAGACGATACTCCAGAGTTGCAATGGAATACTAATTTACGGAAATCCACACCATTCGACCACTTGTGTTATAATATGATGCACTACCATTTACAAAAAAACTTGGTAAATCGTAAACCATTTGGTGCATTTATGGAACCGCAACCGGGTGAAAAAGAGTTCTCACAAGAGTTTTTTAACATCTTTTCTCTTGAAACGGAAAATCATTTGCGTTATAATGCATAACATGAAAAAATTGGGTATCATTCAACCTGGAAAAATAGGAGACATTATTATATGTTTGCCCATTGCTAAATGGTATGCTGACCGTGGATGGACAGTCATTTGGCCTGTTCACAAAGACATTATAAACAACTTTATTGGATATGTTGATTATGTTCAATTTATTCCTCTAAACGATTTTAACTGTATGGCAGCACATCAGATTTGTTTCCAAAATAGTTGTAACCGAGTTATTGATCTAGCATTCACGCTCCCCGGTGCAAATAGTCATAATACAGACTGGTATTTGAATCACAATGATAGTCTTTCATTTGATGAAATGAAGTATGAGATCGCAGAAGTTCCATTTGAAGAAAAGTGGAATTTACAGATTACTAATAGAGATTTAGATGTTGAAAAAAATATATTAGCATATAATAATTTGAAGAAAATAGCACAGATGCACTCATCTGATACTAAACTATCATTTGAAAAATTGGAAGGTTATTGTAACCGTCATGATACTAGATTTCTGACGCCCGATTCTCTTAGTGTGTTTGATTGGATTACAACACTCGAAAATATGGTAGGACATTATTTGATTGAAAGTTGTTTCTCTAATTTAGTAGATCAATTGCAAATTAAAGTTCCTGAACAAATTTTGTTATTGAAGCACGGATATTATGGTGATACATTGAAAGATGGGCACCTTAAAGGAATTCCTAGATTAAAATTAGATTGGAAACAAATATGAACACATTTATATGCAGAGAATCACAATTAGGTTATACTGATGATTATTTTGAATTAACAACTGATGCTGAAATCTCAGACGTTCAAAACCATAATGTAATACGACACCGGGCCGATTGGGTGAGTTTTTTAAAATTAGTTGAAAATTTGAAAATTGATGGGTTTGAATGTTCTCATCAAAAGATAAAAACACCAAAACCTTATTGTGAATATAATAATATGAAAAATTTTATTGAATTGAGGTATGGAAATTATTGAATTCTAATGAAAAAGGTAGCATTTACAATAGTCCTTAATGGACAGCCTTATATCGAACAACAAGCAAAGATCATTCCCAAGATTTTTGATAAATGGTATATTATCGAAGGATATTCTCTACCAGTTAAAGATACAGCATGGTGTAAGAATATTGATATAACTAAATTCACAGACAACGGTTGGTCTAATGATGGAACAACAGAATTCTTAGACTCGTTGAGCGACGATAACGTGACAGTTATTAGGAAAAATCCTGGTGAATTTTGGAATGGTAAGACTGAGATGTGTAATTCATTCATGGATAGGGTCGAGAATTCTATTCTAATGGAATTTGATGTGGATGAAATCTGGAAGCCTGAAATATTGACAGATGTTTTGAATTATGCGGAAACAAATGATGGCTTTGATGGGATGCTTTTCAAATGTAATTATTATGTTGGTCCAAACCTAATTACACGGGGTGAAAATTGCTATGGAAATAAAGCAGATGAATGGTGTAGATTATGGAAAGTCAGGAACAAAACTAGTTGGAGAACACATGAACCACCAAGAATCCACGGGTTGCATAATTTTTTATCGAATGATTTTACACAAGAAAAGGGATGGATTTTCGATCATTATGCATATGCACTAGAAAAACAATTGGAATTTAAAGAAAACTATTATGGATACATAGGAGCGGTAAATAATTGGAAGCGCTTGCAGAATGAAACGGATTTTCCAGTAAATTTAAGAGATTATTTCCCTTGGGTAAATGATCATAGTCAAGTAATAAAAATAAAATGAACGCAGAAATACATTTAAACGAACCCTTTGGCCAAGCCATCTATAATACTATAGTAACTTATAAATTGTCCAACAATCTGGAAATTGGATCATGGGACGGCGAAGGTTCCACTGCATGTTTTGTAAAGGCCATGAATACTATAGATACTCCTGTTAAGTTGACATGTATAGAAATAAATGAAGAAAAATTTAAAACATTGTCAGACCGATATAGGGAAATCCCTTACATTAAATGCGTCAACCAGTCAAGTATAGGATATAATAGTTTAGTTTATAAAGATTTTGACAAGATTTGGTCTTCACCTTTCAATAAAACGAGAAACCAATATGACAAAGACCTAGTAAAAACTTGGTTTGATTATGATTGCAAAGCCCTTCAAGAAACTACCGGATTTTTAGAAACTGATGCTACATTATATGATGGTGTATTGATAGACGGTGGAGAATTTGTGGGTTATTCCGAGTATCTTTTATTGAAAGATAGAACAAAGGTTTTCTTTTTGGATGATGTTCATCATGCATTCAAATGTTATCAAATATATCGTGAACTTAAAGATAATGAAGATTGGGAATTGCTTCGAGAAAATGAAAGCGTTAGAAACGGATTCGCTATTTTCATAAATAAAAAATATGTATAATATATACTCGGGATTTTACAGAAATCCCAATCCCCATATATCAAATACGCAATACGGAGGATTAGGCTCTGATCAGTGGCTAAATATTTGGTATTCAAACACACAAAAGTTTTCAAAGAACACTCAAATCAACCTATTTGGTCCTGATATTCCATCAGATGATAGATTTCTATGGATTCGACAGATAGCAGATTACCCAAATTTAGGTCATGTAGGAGATTATTTAAATGGCTCTCGTCAAGGTAAATGGTGTGGCTGGACAGCCGGTGTAGTTTTTGGTATGATGCACGCATATCTCAACAATGTTGATTTTCTTTACAAGGAACAAGATTGCTTATGGTTTGGTGAAGGTATCGTCGATCAGTTATATCAAGATATTGGAAATAGTGATATTGTTGTTGGATCATGTAAGCTGATAGGTGTAGCACAATCATTATTCTTGGTTAAGAGAAATGCTATTCCTGCCATCATTGCGAGCCTTGCACAAGATGATGATAAAGATGTTTTACCAGAATATAAATTTACAAGACTTCATAATCATTCTAAATTGAGTTTTGGTTATGATCGAGATCGACCATTTAATATCAACGATAAACATTGGTATATACAGCAAGTGACTGTGGAAGAACTTGATTTATTGAGAACAGAAGGATTAATATAGAAATGGCATACGAATTAATTAGGGACGGGCATCTAGGCGGTTGTGTAAAAGGCGGCGACTCCGATACATGGGATACTAATATTTGGGATATTTTGATCGAAAAATACGGAGTAAGATCAATCATTGATGTGGGTTGTGGTGAAGGATGGTCAATCAAATATTTCAAAGAAAAGGGATTGAATGCTGTCGGAGTTGAGGGATCTCAATTAGTCATTGATGGAAGTCCCAATAAAGATTTGCTTATTCGACACGATTATACATCAGGACCATATGTTCCATCTCAAGATTTTGATGCGGTTTGGACATGTGAGTTCGTTGAACATGTTGAAGAAAAATATGTGGAGAATTTTTTGGCAACATTTAATTGTGCCGATTTCATTTTTATGACATATTCCGAACCCCAATGGTCAACTGGTGGTTATCACCATGTAAATTGTAGGGATCAGAATTATTGGAACGAAAAATTAGATTCTATTGGATTTAAATGGGAAGCCGAATATTCCAAAGAATTGAGAAAAATATCGACCGCCAAGTGGATTAAGCCCACATTATCAATTTATATTCGTAAATAACTAAAGATTGCGTTATGCATATTAATAAATATTATGATTACAGGAAACTATAGAGGAGGATTAGGGAATCAACTGTTTCAAGTTGCAACCGGATACGCACTAGCATTAGATAATAATGACACATACTGTATTAATTTTAATAATCACAAAGAAATCGGACAGATAGGACATGGGATTAAGAATTATAAGAAAAATATTTTCAAAGATTTTATTGAAACAGATACACAAAATATAAATGTCTACGATGGAAGATCATATGTAAATTATGAACCGATACCATATAGTTCTAATTTATTGATTGACGGTTATTTCCAAAGCGAAAAATATTTTTCAAAATATAAACAACAATTAATTGAAAAATTTGGTTTCATAGACATAACTAAAATACCAAATGTATGCACTATACATATAAGATTGACAGATTATTTATCTCCATGTAATCATATGTTTAATATATGTAATAGACAATATTACATTAATTCTATAGAACACATCAGGTCTGTTAACCCAAATACCAAATTTAGAATGATTAGTGATGATATACCTATGGCCAAAAATATATTAAATGGTTATGATGTGGATGGATTAGTATCAGATGACGTGCAAGGATTGAGGTATCTAGCAGAAAGTCAATACTGTATTTTATCAAATAGTAGTTTTAGTTGGTGGGGTAGTTATTTAGGGAATGTGCAGTTATCTACCGCACCTTATAAATGGAACAAAGATTATCAAGTGGATGATGTGTATCGCTCTGATATGATTAAAATATATTATTAAATTTATGGTATTTGACCTCAAAACGTTGATAGAAAAACATCAAATTAATAATGTTACTGGCATATTACATATTGGTGCCCACTATGGTGAAGAAATAGGAGAATATAGAAAAATTTGGCCCAATGTAAAAATTCAAGTTTTTGAACCTAGTATAGAAAATTTTAAAATATTGAAAAAAAACTGCATCCAATATTCTGATATAGTTTATCATAATTACGCATTGGGTGATACTCAGAGTTATATGAAGTTATATGTAGAGACCAATAATAATGGACAAAGCAATTCATTATTGAAGCCAAAAATACATACTAAACAATATCCACATATCATATTTAACGATGTAATTTCTGTTGAAGTAAAGACTCTGGATAGTTTATCAGTGGACCCCTCCTTTAATTTCATAGCAATTGATGTTCAGGGATTTGAATTATCTGTATTTAATGGTGCTATAAATACATTAAATCATGTTGATTATATAATGACAGAGGTTAATAATGTAGAATTATATGAAAATTGTTGTTTAATTGAAGATTTGGATACTTTTTTGAATAAATTATCATTTAGAAGAGTTGATACTAATTGGATTGGTGGAACTTGGGGTGACGCATTATACATAAAACAAAAATAAATAATATCATGAGAAAAGTTCAATTTGGATGTGGTGGTAATAGATTACAGGGATGGGAAAACTATGATTATGAAATAGATATTTCTAAAAAATTACCTTTTGAAAATGATTCGGTTGATTGTGTATTGGCAGAACATGTGATGGAGCATATTTCGATTCATGATGCATGGAATTTTGTTGAAGAATGTTATAGGATAATCAAAAAAGGTGGATATATTAGACTTGCAGTTCCTTGTGCAAGTAGAATCTTTCGATTGGCAGATCAAGAATATTTTGACTTTATTAAAAAACATGGTTGGGGTGAAGCAACATTAAAAGACTCGGTTAAATCCATTATTTTCAACCACGGTCATCAAACTATGTGGGAGCCCGATAGCTTGAATGCTGTGGTATCTTGTATGGGTTTTAAAGTATTAGCAGAAGTTCCAGAAGACATGAAAAACACACTACATCACCAAAACGTTATAGGTGTGAAAATAAATGATATCGAAACCATAGTAATAGATGCCCAGAAATAATGGACCATTATACAAATAGGTGCCCATGTGGGGAATGATCATGTCACCGAATATGCGTGGGCTAACAAACCTGACTTATTGGTTTTAGTAGAACCTAATCCTAATTGTATAGATGAACTTAGAAAATGCTATGATGGGTATAATATTGAGATTATAGGAAAAGCGGTGTCTACCGTAGATGATCAATATGTAGAATTGTATATGCCTCTAAATGATTCGGTGAGTCAACATAGTTCATGTAATTCAGAGCACATAAAACAACATGGGCATACACAACAGCATTCAATTTCGGTTTCAACTATTTCTATAAATTCGTTGTTAAAGACCTATACCAATATTGATAGACTATATGTTGATGCGGAGGGTTTTGACATAGATATAATCAATTCCATAAATTTAGAAGAATTCTATATACCCTACATAATGTTTGAATACATTCATTCAGATGGTCCATTGTCTTGGGGTGGTCAAAAATATAAGGTGTGTGTAAAAAGATTGGAAGATAATGGCTACAATTTAGAAAAAAGTGGTTACAACACTATTGCAACCAAAGAATTTGGGCATAAGTAACAGTTATATGAATTCATATCGCTCAGTCTTTGGTTTTGATAATATTCCGTCTGGAAAGAATCAATTTGAGGTGCCTACACCGAAAAATGAGGCTTCTACTAATGCAGTTGTTGAGGATAAATTAGATACTGCATTGATTCTAAAATTTTTAGAAATCGTATCCAAAGATCCGGTCAACGAAAATCTGTCATCTGAAGAAAAATTTGAAATAGCTAAAAAATTAGTGCAGAATTTGTGAAATGTGATATAGTATGTAATGCAAAAAATTAAGTTTGAAAAAGTAAAGGTTCGAAACTTTCTATCATTTGGCCCTGATCCCATTGAATTTGAATATAAAAACGGATTATCGTTTGTAACAGGTTACAACAAAGATCAAAATTCGTTCAATGGCGTTGGAAAAACTACTTTGTTAGTAGAGTCTATCAGTTTTGCTCTATTTGGAGAGACTTATAGAGATATTAATCAATCTGGTATAATCAACGAGAATCAAAAAGATGAATGTATAGTGGAATTATGGTTTGATCTGAACGATGATCGGTATAAAATTATTAGGTCATTAAAACCGAACAAACTATACTTGTATAAAAACGGGATAGATATTACCCGAACAATACCCGAAACAAACAAAGATATTATTAATATTCTGGGTATAACCAAAACCATATTCAACAATACATTGGTCATGACTAATGATCAGAAGAATAGATTTTTAGGGCAGTCTAAAGACCAGAAAACAAAGTTCATTGAAGGAATACTTTCACTAGAAGTATTTTCCAAGATGCACGAACAGGCAAAAAAAGAATTTAATGAGCATCAGAAGGTAGTTGATAAGTCAGAGACCGTTTTAGAAGAATTGAAGAAATCTATTGTTAATGACGAAAAGTATTATACCGAATTTAATGCTAAACGGGCATTAAAAATATCAGAAATAGACAATAAAATACATGAATATCAGGAGGTTCAGCCGGTTGATAAATCGGTCGAAATAGCGGAAATAGATACACAGATAACACAAATAGATTCCAAAATTTTGGAACAAGATCAGAAATTACAGAAATCGGATGTGAAGAAAGCACAACTGGAATCCCAAATTTCTGGGCTGGAAAAAGAGATTAAAAAATTTGATCAAATACAATTTAATTGCCCAACCTGTAAAAGACCGATGGGTGATCATGACCCGGACGAAATTTTGGTTGAAAAAAATAAAATTGTTGGCCAATTAGAGACTGTGAAATCAACTTTACAGAAATTAAATGTGTTGACGACAAAGGTTCGAAATACTGTTCAGACATACAAGAAAGAACGAACAGAACTAGAACAGAAAATAGGTGTTTTTAAAAAAGAACAAGAATTATTTTCTAGTATCCGAACTCTGATAGAACAGTTAGAAAATAAAAAACAGGAGATTATTAATCAGGTTAACCCATTTGAAGCAAAAATACTTGATCAGAAAACAAAGTTAGATGAATTACAGGCCACACATTTGGGGTTGGAAAAACAGTTGAGGATAAAGAGCGGCACGAAGTTTGTGACCTCTAATCAGGGTGTAAAATCTATTATTGTGAAAAAAATATTAGATACGCTGAATAACAGGCTTGCATATTATCTACAGAAATTAGGTAGTCCACACACATGTCAGTTCAATGAATTTTTTGAAGAACAGATATTGAATAAACATGGTAAAGAAATATGTTACGGTAATGCAAGCGGTGGAGAAGCCAAAAGAATTGATTTTGCACTGTTGTTTGCATTCCGAGATATCAGACGATTACAAAGTAATGTAGAGGTCAATTTGACGGTGCTAGACGAATTGTTAGACTCAGGGCTGGATATTAGGGGACAGGAAGAGATTCAAGAATTGCTAAAAAATATTGCAGAAGAAAGTTCCGAATGCTTTTATATTATTACACATCGACCTGATGCGATCCCACTGGATGCAAATATAATAAAATTGGAGAAAGAGAACGGAATATCAAAACTTTTAAATTGACATTCGGACATACTCTACTATACTTTATCAGATCAAATATTTATCATGAAATCTAAAATACAAGTGTTGTGCGGCCCTTCAGCCAGCGGAAAATCGACCTATGCAAAATCATTGGTTGATACACAAGGATATATCCGTCTCAATCGGGATGATTTCCGCAAGAGTTTGATCAATATGTCTTTAAAAGAGTATTGGACTGGACCTAAAGAATACCGTGATATCATAGAGAATTTGGTGACTGAGATGTCGAATGCATCATTATCCGCCTCAATGAAGGCCAGTCATAATATTGTGATAGATAATACACATCTACAAGCACGATATATTTCAGATATTTTGAAAGTGTGTAAAGCTAATTGTGGACCCGATGGATTTGAATATCTGGTTAAACGATTTGATGTCTCTGTAGATACCTGTATTGATCGTGATAAAAACCGAGAAGATGCGGTTGGCGAACAAGTGATTCGTCATCAGGTAGAGCAGTTCAAGAAATTTAAGTATGAAAAGTGTAATCAATGGGTTGATTATGTTCCTTATAAATTTGAGCCACTGATTTTTGATCAGACTAAACCTAAGTGTCTGATTGTTGATATTGACAATACCGTCGCTAAAATGGTTGGTCGTGGTCCGTTTGACTGGAAACGAGTGGGTGAAGATGAACCCAAGCAACAGGTTATAGATATCGTTAATAGATGTAGATCACATATCGTTCCATCAGGTTCCATCGGATTTCGCAATGACAAGGCAGAATTAGTGTTTATGTCTGGCCGAGATGCTATCTGTAGAGAAGAGACGACCTTGTGGTTAAAAAAATATTTTGGAGTGGCATTTGAATTGTTTATGCGTCCACAGAACGATATGCGCCCCGATGATATTATCAAATATGAGATTTTGAAAAATGATATTGCTCCGCACTATTTTCCAATTGCGGTATTTGATGATCGGCAAAAAGTAGTTGACATGGAACGTAAAATAGGATTACAGGTATTTCAGTGTGAAGAAGGAAATTTTTAATTATGGACCTAGAATACACATATTTTGTTAAAAACTTACAATGTTTACTTGACAACAGTCGAAGTGGAAAGTATAGTCTGTTCATCTATCCAGATGATCCAAACATGACAATTTATCATGAGGATACCAAAAAAGAACTTTACCTTCCTAAAGAAAAATTTAAACAAGACTATAAAATAATCAAATGAACGACTACGAGATTGATCTAATATTTAGAAAATATAGATATCATAAATCACGAATGATTGGGTATTCAAAATCCATGTATGTGAAGACATTTCCGAATAACATTGTTTATTTCAATGCAAATATATTTGTAGAAGGACAAGGTAAAATTTGGTATGGTGACATTGACTTTACCTTGGATGAAAATAGGTTGAAACTAATTGCATCTGAACTGAAAACCGATTTGTATATTTTGCGTGAAATGGACGGAAGATTTGAGAACGAAAATCTTGAGTTTGAAAAAGTTAAAGAAAAAGCCCAACAAATAATAAAATATGAACATTAAAATAGAAAAAAGCGAAACCCAAACCGAACCACGTAATTACTATGTAGTTACTGATACAAGCGGTTCAATGTATTCATCCATTGATGTCTTGAAAAAGACGGTTCAATCAATGAAAAACCTTCTTGGACCAAAAGATACGATTTCGATTGCATGGTTCTCTGATGACTTTGACTGGATTGTAAAAGGTGCAACAATCAACACCGATACTTTTGATCAACTAATTGATCGAAATATCTATAGTAGGGGATTAACCAATTATTCTGATGTTCTAAGTTCATTGAGTAATGTGATAGTCGATGTAAGTTTGTCTACTGGTGTCAAAAATAGCTCACTCATTTTCTTGAGTGATGGCCATTCTAATATGGGGGCCGGACATGCACGTATTATTCAGATTTGTCAAGACATTCAACAACTTCCACTAGAAGCTCGGGTCATTGGGTATTCCAATTATTATAATCGAGAATTGCTGCTTGATATGGCCAAGGCATTTAAAGGTCAATTCAGTCATATTTCGGACCATATTGAATTAGAACAAGAATATACACAGCACATGACAAACAAAAAACAGATTAAAAACGTAACACTCGATCAGAAATTTGATTATCTATGGCAAGTATCTGATACAGATATATTTGTTTACCAACAAAATGATGATCTATCGGTCGATGTGCTAAACACCAAGGACGAAAGCCAATTGTTTGGGCTTCAAGATTTTGAAGTTGAGAATCTGATTAGAGATTCACGGGCATCACCAAGTCCGTTACTAAATGATCCAAAGTTTGTCTATTCTCTGGCAACCGTGCTTTCTAAGGCAAATAAGGCTAATCTAGGCGTCAGTATACTTGTTGCCGCTGGTGACACCACATCTGCCCGAATGCTACAAAAAGCCTTTACTGTCAGTCAGAAAGGACGGGCTGAAAATGAACTTCAAAGGTCTGCCCTGACTGTTCAACTGATTAATAAAACTACGGTTGCGGAAGGTCAGATGCTTGACCAATGGTTGAAAGAATTGGAGGTAAAAATCCAGAAAGGACAGGTTGCAATTGATACCAAATTGAGTGAATATAATAATGTGACACGAAAGAAAGGTGATGTGTCAAAAGTGAAGTTTGTAAAGTCTGATGGAGTCGCAAAGATTGTTGAGATCAAGGGTAATGAAAATCGTCCAAACATCAATTTACTGACTGTCCGAAAGGGTAAAATCACGGAGATTCTTGATAAAGACCTGGGTAATAAGCTGTATAATTTTAACCAAAACACTGATACACCTATTAATTTGCCAATAGAATGTGAGTCGTTTAAAAACTATACATTGGTATCAAACGGAGATTTTAATTTTGATGCACTGGTATTGGACGAAAACGGTAAAAAGATTGTGATTGACCCTCGTCAAGAACTATCGTTATTTGATTCGAATATCAAAAATATTGATATTAAGGATTTTACTAATCTGAATAAAAATCTGATCAAGACAAAGGCACATGTGTCGGTTCTTAATTGGTATATCAAGAATAATGCGGAAGCAAAACATCGGGATGATCTTCGTCTTAAATGGGGAATTGAGGGTGCAGCACTATTAGAAGAAATGGGACTTGATTATAAACTTCGTTATAGTCCAGAAAAGGAGAAAGTTGAGCGAGATGAGAATGCAGATTATATTCCAATGATTTCCATTGATGCATTCATCAAAGGATGTTCTAAGATTTCTGCAAAAGACTCGTATCAGAAAATGGTGGATAAGAAAAAACCAAATGCACTTGACGAAATCATGTGGGTATTGTTTAAAAAATATGATGCGATGAAGAATGAATTGGGTAAACAACTGTTTATCAAAGCACTCCAGACTGAACTAGAAGGATTGACACAGACTGTAAAAATTCTGTCTCAAGAAGTTGCGAATCAAAAGTTCTACATCATTTCTACCAATAGTTGGTTTACTGGGATTGACAAAGCCGATGAAGTGATTTATGATGATTTGGTAATCAAAACTAAAATTGAAAAAGAATATGTTTAAAGAGCACGAATTTTGTTATTGGTTGAAAGGTTATTTTGAATTGAGTGATTCAAATACGTTGAGTCCCCAACAAGTCCAGATTATTAAAGATCATTTGAATTTGGTTTTCACCAAAGTCACACCAGATCGTAACAGTGAAATATTTGATTATGTTCCAGATGATACAAGTTATATGAAACTGTGTGCTAGTCATACAGGAATTAATGCAAAAGGGTTGTGCTAGATTACATCAATAAGTAAAACAAATGAGCACCGATTTTACAAATTTTGATAAGTGGAAAGACGAGACTACCCACTTTATAAGAGAAACATCAGGTTTTCCTAAACCATTGACATCACCTTTACAACTTAAAAATCAGAAACTTGCTGAACTGATTCAACAGGTATCAGATAATCCAGAAATAGACCGAGCCAGATTAATATCGGCATTAACACATATATTGCTTATCGGACAATGAAGATCACAGCTATTTTTAATAAAAAGAATAAAAAATTGGTTGCATTCTTGTCAGAAGACCAGAAGGAAAATTTCCCAGTTGAAGCCTTTTATAGTAAAGATTTTGTGGTAATAGATAATAATCTTGAACGATATAAATTGGTTGGTGATTATGACGATTGTCAATTAATTGACTTATTTGAGAATAAAAAAGCGGTTGTGACCGAACAAGAAGTTGATCAAACTTATAGAGAATTGTTCTACAGAAGATATAATTTAGAGCAGATTTTGTTTGCTCTATTAGACGATGATCAGACATTGGAAGAAATAAGACTTTTTAGAAAAAAAATTAAAGAAAAAAGGCAATCTGTAATTGACTTTTACAAAAATTCGGAGCATCATATATACGAAACAACAGAACAACAGATTAACCGGGAGAAACAAACATTTGAAACATGAGTGCAGGAAAAGGAGACAAACTAAGACCATTTGATAGGAAGAAATTTGAAGAGAATTATGATCAGATTTTTCGTAAACCAAAAGTTGTAGAAAAATGTTGTGTGCCGACCGATATTTCTTATTCAGAATATAAAAAGTGTTGTGGGAGGTGCGGATGCTCAGAAAAACCTTAAATCCGGTAATCAAGAAATCAAACAGGAAAATTGATTTATTTCTTACAGACATTATTCGAATGTATAAGAAACATAAGATGTCACTGACATTAAAGGATAAAAAAAGCGATTTTATAGTCAGTCCATATTCAGAAGACAATCTGAAATGGATGCAAAATGCACTAGACGGAATTTATACAAAACCAAAAGAAGAGCCCAAGAAATGAACACCAAAAATAAAATACGTCAATTACGGATACAAATTCAACAAGCAAAGTTGTTAAATGCATTATTAACCAATGCGCAACAATCACCACATAGGCCATCGGGAATGGTAGGATTTGGAAATTTTAAATAATATGGTTGATATACTAAAATATGTGAAATTTATTTCGAAACCTGATCAATGGTTCAAGGAAGGAACAGAAGCACTCTATGAAGATAATGAATATAGGGTTCGACGAATGACTGTCGGCGAATATGAAAATGAATTGACTGATCCATCAGGTTGTTTGGGCGCAGTATTTGTAGGAACTCGTGTTTGCACAGATAATCCAAATGAGAATGCATTTTGTTCTCCTGGTGAAGAACGTATTGACGGTGAATGGTGTCCATTTGATGAATTTGAAATAGTATATACTGATGAATATCTAGAACCACAAAAACGATAATAGTATGATTGCTGAAGCATTTGAATATCATTTACAAGATTTGGAAAATCAAGACAATTTTGAATATTGTTCGCTATGTGGTTCATGTGGATGTTCAGGTTGTTGCTCACCTGATTCGTGTAAGTTTATGCAGTGTATGTATAAAGAACAGAATTTAGAAGATTATCAATTTCTATTAGACGAGAATGATAAATTGCGTGTTCTTTTACAAGAAACGGTAGATTTCTTTGGTGCAGAAGTTAATTCTGACGACGATAATTATACTGACTTTCTGACACTTACAGAAAAATTAAAGAAATTTGTTGACATAACATATTAGTTGTCGTATCATTTACCAGATGAGAATAGCAATCTGCTCCACCCAATGTAACGGCAAAACCATTTTAGTAAATGCGGTCAAAGAAAAATGGCCAATGTATGTTTCGCCAGAAAAAACATATAGAGAACTGATAAAAGAAAAGAGCTTGGTGATCAACCGGCAAGGAACGGTCGAATCACAAACAATAATTCGAGATGCACTATTTGAGCAAGCACATAATGAATCGAACCATAAGTTCTCGGTCCAGGATCGAACAATACTAGACAATCTTGTTTATACAATGTATCTATATCAAAAAGAATTAGATGAGATGTCTAAATCTGAGACCGAGTATGATACAACATTTACTGACGAATATATAAATGATTCTATTTTAATGTGTAGGGATGCAATGAAGAAATATGATATTATTTTCTGGTTGCCACTTAATAACCAAATTACATTAGATGATTTGACAAATCCAAATCGTGATATTGATCCGACATTTAGAATTGAGATTGATAATATTTTTCAAAGTATTTTTGAATGTTATCGTTCTACCGGAACCACCATTTTCTTTGATCCAACAGATCAACCTGCAATAATTGCCCTGGAAGGTGATGTAGCGCAAAAATTAGCAACGATTTCAAATTATATTGGGGCCGATGGAAACCTGATTGAGGAAGAAAGTGTGTTAGCATCATTAGAAGATGAATATGATAAACTTCAGTTACTAAAAGAGTTCGAACAAACATTAAAATAAAGGATATAATTATGACACAAGAAGAACAAAAACAGATGGCACTAGATGCACATGAGGCATACTTGGTGAGAAAACAAGAAAAAGAAAAATTGGACGGCGAAATAGCAAAGCTCCATAGATTAGCAGACTTGAAAAAATATTTTAATAAATTTAAGAATATTTTTGAAAGTCTTGAACTAGATGAAGAAAATGCGTGCTATAAATTGTGTGGGTATGAATGGTCATTATATTGTAGTTTCTGGGATAAATCCGACGAGCCTAGCTGGATAATTTGCAATAACGTCAAAGGGTCTCATCTTATGGCTTCGGACCTGGAAACTCTTGGTGCATCGTTAAAATATCAAAACATGCCAAAAGTGGTTCCTACACGGACTGTTACCGTAGATGTCCCAAATGGTTTTACTGATGTTGAGATTAAAAATTTGGTTAACTTGCTTGCTCGATGAATTATGTATGACAATGGATCAGAGGAATCAAAAGCTGTCTTAAAAGAAATAGAAGATTTTTATAAGTCACCAGAAGGACTTGCTTCTATAACCAGGGACAAGGAAATATTGCGAAATGAACGACTTCCATATCTCCGTAAATTTTTACGAAAATGGAAAACATTATTTCCTAATATTGAACTAGATGTGGAAGAAGGATACTATGTGATAGATGGATTTCGCTTTGATAATCATTTTACTGATATACATAAAATTGAACCGTTCTATCTTAGAGAGAAATTACCTGCTCACAATAATCGGCACAGAGTTAATGGTATTTTAATCGAAAATATGGAAGACCTTAACAATCTAAAAAATAATGATCCCCATCGTTTATAGAACTGGCGATGCAACAAACCCAACTGATTCAGGTATCAATTTGGTATGCCATGTGTGTAATAATAAAGGTGGTTGGGGAAGAGGTTTTGTAGTCGCGATTTCTAAAAAATGGAATAAACCAGAAGTAAATTATAGAGATTGGGCGAGATTATGTCAGAAAAATGGAACCGAATTACCATTAGGTAAGTGCCAGTTTGTCTGGTGTGATTCACAAACAGTAGTGGTTAACATGATTGCCCAAAATGGATATTCAAAACCGAACAAACCAGCATTTGATATCAAAAGTTTTGAAGAATGTTTAAAAGAAGTGTGTGGATATGCAAAAAACTATTCGGCAACGGTAAACATGCCTAGAATAGGGATTGGGCTTGGTGGATTTCCATCATGGGAGCCTATTGAAGAAGTGATAGAAAAACAATTATCTGCACATAACATCAATGTTGTAATCTACGATTTACCAAATAAATAGTTTTTACTTATGAGATTTGATCAAGATACTATTGTTCTATGCAACTGCCGTAAAAATTCAAACTGTCCTACAATTCACCCAAAAAATGAAGGATATGAAATCACTGATGATTTTGGTGGCAAGGTGAGACTTACAGATGAAGAGTTTTTCATGATGGGCAAAGCTATTAAAGAATTTAAGAAACGTAAAAAGAATTTGAGTTGATCGTCAACTCTTGGTTAGTGTGGTTCATGGTAAAAACCGGTAGTAGATGCATCTACTACCGGTTTTTCTTTAATTAAATTCCTGCGGCTTTTAATTTAGTCATCACAAATTTACAGAATGGACTTCTCATAATATCATCGACCGTAAATTCTTTATAGAATATACCGAATTCTGTTGAATCCTGTGTTTTGAATACTTCTGAGAATCTAGTTATATCATTTCTATGATGTTTGTTTCGAAGATCAGACTGTCCGGGATCGAATAGAAACACTATTTTAGAACCTTCTCCTATACGACTTATTAGTGATTTGAGCCCGTGCATATCATAGTTCTGGCTTTCATCTACGATCACCATACTTTTACGCATAGTGACTCCACGAATAAAGGAATTGGAAATACCTTTGATCACTTTTGAATCCAGTAATTGTTTGGCTACTTGTGGGTCCAATATCTGGCCAATAGTGTCCACCATAATTTCCATATAAGGTGCTTCCTTTTCTTTTGCCGTGCCCGGTAAAAAACCTTGTGGTGTAGAAGTAGACTCGACTATACTTCTGACATAAATGATATTTTCTATCTTTTCTTCTTGAAGTAATTTTAATGCAGAATACAAGGATAAATGGGTTTTACCAGTTCCAGCCTCTCCGTTAATAAAAACACAATTAGTTTTATCATCCAATACAGTGTTTATCACATCTTTTTGTTTGGTAGTCCATTTGAAAGGAGTATTTAAACGTATAGTTGGTTTTGGTATTATGTTAGTTATCTCATCTTCTAATTCTTCTAAAGAGTTTTTATGTCGTCTAGAACCGGCTTTTTGAGAATGTTTTTTCGCCATTCGAAATGTATTTATAAGGACCTGAGTAAAGTATCTATATTTTTTTCTGTCATCAACACAAATTTATAATTATGTTTTTTTGCATACCCTTCAGCGGCTTCCCACTTATTTTTATTTGTGATATACATCATATTTTCATATAAAATAGTGGAAGATTTTTTATTTCCGTGTTTGGTGGGTTCTACTGTTTGCCGTTCAGGTTTAACCTCAACTAACCATGTTTCGGTTTTTCCATTGAGATCAATAACAATAGTGAAATCCATATAATAACGGGCTGATCGGTTCTCAACTTCTTTAAAATATGGAATCACCGTCACCTCACTTCCCCATTTTTTTACGACCGAAGATTTGTCCAGAACCAGCATAACAGATAATTCTAAACCTGATCTATAAACGGGACACTCTTTATTCAAACACTTTTCTCGGTGTATGGGCTTGAATATACCTTGTTTATATTCTCTAACAGTTTTTTTAGCCATTAATCAAGTTTGACCGGCACTGGTTTTCCAACTGACAGTGCTTGTATTTGACCGTCTTTATCATCAATGCGATGTTGAAGATTTTTGACTTCTGAACTATGGAAATAGTATTGGATAATCATACCAACAAGAGTTAGAAATGCTTCGGGTGGAACTATCTTAGTGAACGTCAGAACCACCAACGAAATAAATCCTATTAGTGCTAAAACCTCTTTTATGTATTTGAAAAGCGAGTCCATAATTATTTTGATTCAACTGCGGCTTTTAGTTCTTCAATCGCATTGATCAGTGCAATAGACGGATCTTCATCTGATTGTGCATATACAACAGTTTCAAATCCCACAATAGGACCATATTTTTCTATAACTTTTTTAATAGTCTCGATTGCAGTTTTAATGATCACCACATAAGGTGATGCAGTAACCGGAATAATATCAATAACGACCTGTGCCTTGATTATCACGTTGTAAATTGCTTCTAATACATTACGAATATTATCTTTTTTTGAAATAATTGTCCATGCGGTTTTGATTGATTGGAACATAAAAACTATTTACAAAAATTTGGTTGACAACTTAAAATAAGTAGTGTAATATGTTGTATATGAAAACACTAATTATTATTCTTCTGTCAATCACCTCTACAATAGTTGCACAACTTCCTTCTAAATTAGATGACTTGAAGGCAAAAAAAGAAGCTGCGATCAAACGTATTGAAGATACATACAAGGTTGAATTGGAAAAGTTGTTGAACGATCCGATGGTGAAAGCTGATCAACAGCTACAAATGGCTATTAGAGATGAACTGGGATTAATAGTTGTTAGTGAAGTTGAATTTACGACTAATAAAGAATTGGAACGTTTATTTGTTAATAAATCATGGTATAGTATTGCAAAAGTAGAATATCACTTTGAGAAGGATGGAACGGGAACCAGGGCTAAAATACCGCTATCGTGGCGAATACTCAGTAATGGTTTAGTGGAAGTTTCTAGTCGAATGGCAGTCAATGGGCCTATCAAAATGTGGTATTTTAAATTCAATTCTAAACAAGAAGCCTTTTTTGGTTCAACAGAAAACAATACTGTAGATCCATTAACTCCAGATAAGTGAATCTTTTTGTATAGGATTTAGTGTAGAGTATATGTTTGAGTAATTTACCAATGATATTTGTAGTTTTTTTGCGGAAATTATTGCCAAATTCATTTTTTCGAGTAAATGATCATCACCCAACCTGAGAGGGTCTGGTGTTCCGTGTCCATAAAAAAAATCTGGTTCATAATCTTTGAAAAAATTAGCAGACCATTCAGCTATAGTTTTTTCGGATTTATTGTTGAATTGATTTTGTATATTAGGTTTTCCTGATAAAATCCATTTTTCAGATTTTGCTGGATTATAATCATGGTCAAACCCCAATAGACCAATTTTTTCAGGTTTTAATGCAAAGAATATCCAATATAATCCTTGGAAGAATGCAGTGTATCCGGCATAACGTTCAGGACTTTTAGTTTTCCATTGTAAAATGTCAGCCGCTTCTTTGGAAGTTTTTTGATAATCTTTATATGAGATTTCTAAATTAAATTCATTTGGTGATGCATAATTTTCTCTAGGAAAATCACCCGTATGCAGCCATACATCTATTTTTCTTTTCCCCTGAAATATTTTCCATGCATTGTTGACACATACTATAAAATGATCATCAAAGTTGGAATTTGATGCTTCTAATGCAGATTTTCCACTTCCGACATAAAGAACTTTCATAAGTTTATAACTTCCTCAAAAATTTCATTTATCTTATCCATTGATAGGTATTGTTTGAAATGCTCTTCTATACTTAATATCATAGGATGATTCACATCTGGATATAACTCCCACCATGCAATATAATAGTTTCGTAAACGATCTTCCCATGTGTTTATATATGGAATACCATCCGGTCGGTTAAAGCGGTGAAGCCATTGTAGTTGGGGAAGGCAAATACAATGCCCGCCATTTCGTCTGATTTTTTCGTGAAAATACCATTCTTCTCCACCAAAGCCCTTGAAATTTTGGTTTATTTGAGGAAAATATCTTGTTTCACATGCAAATAAACCCATACCATTCATCGGAATACTAAAGGGGTCATCTTGTTTATATCGTTCATCGGTCTGCCATGTTCCATACATTCCACCAGACCATTCAGGTTTGAAGTGTGTAGATATACTTTTTATATCATCGTATATGAGGGGTCCCTGAACAAGATTTTTACATTCAGGATTGGTCACAAAATAATGCATTAATTCATTGATTGCATTGGGCATCAACATCACATGACAGTCTAACCCCAGATAATAATTTCTGGATGCATATTTAAGAGCCTCATACTTTGTAAAGGTTGATTGTTTATCCGAATACGGTATATACTTGCCCTTTACGTCATTTTCTACAAACTTTTTAGTTTCCGTGCCCTGTTTACTATCAGGATTATTGTCGATCACAATAAATTCGGCATCTGTTAAGTTATGATGCATTCTCAATGATTGGATGGTGAAATATATTCCATTATAATCATCGAAAACTGATGTTCCTATGCTCAAATTCATTATGGTGGTATAGTGGTTGTTGGTGCTATAGTGGTTGTTGGTGCTATAGTGGTTGTTGGTGCTATAGTGGTTGTTGGTGCTATAGTGGTTGTTGGTGCTATAGTGGTTGTTGGTGCTATAGTGGTTGTTGGTGCTATAGTGGTTGTTGGTGCTATAGTGGTTGTTGGTGCT